TATAAATTTTATTAGTTAGGTCCTGACTAATAGGACTAATGTCTATAAGGTAGTAAGTGATTAGGGTTATACCCTTTAGTCTTAACTACCATATTCTCACACGGGTTCACCGTTACTTGTTTACTCGGAGTACAAGAAACCAAGGAAGCCACAACTATAATTACTACAAAGTATAGTAATATATAAAAGTTAACTTTCTTCATAGGGCATTAGGGTTAAATCCTGCAAACATATTGGTTAATAGGCTTACGGTATCTTCTACTGGTTGCTCTTCATCTGTAAGACCATTCTTGTACTCTTTGTATGAGTCCAATGCTTTCTTAAACTTGTCTTGTGCAGATATAAAAGTCTTCTGTGCTTCTATATACTCTTGAATAGCATCACGCATAGCATCTTCTATTGCCAAATCTTTGAGTAGTTGCTCACGCTCTAACTCTTGTTCAGCATGGTGAAAAGATTGCATAAGTTCTTGCTCATCCATCATGCGTTGAAATTCTGGGGTGTTCTTTGTCTTGCTCATCTTAGTTTCAGTAAGTTAATTAATATTGCAAGACCACCATCCTTCCAAGTATTACTTGTACGGATTAATAGTCTATTGGATTTTGGGTAGTAATCTATAATACCCTTTGGTGTGGGTTGAATAGTATACTTACCCATGTTTGGATCAACTGTAACGGTACACTTTGCTTCAATACGTGGTAACCACTTATCTAAAAAGTTATCATTACGTTTTTCCCGGGTAATCTTCCTAATAATACCCATAGCTTTAAGATCATTATCCTCATGACTTAGCTTTTCTGTAAGTTCATCAATCTTTTTTGCCATATTGAGAAGTATTAGTAAGAAAGTTAAGTAGTTCAGCAGCACTAAGGCCCGCACGCTCATGTTGAGCCGTTATAATCTGTAGCACACGCTCTAAATCTTCATTAGGCATGTCATACAGTTCATCAAAATTTTCTGCAGTGAGGTTACCCCCGTACTCTAGATTATGCATCTTATTGATATCTTCAATAAGAGTAATCTTTGTTAAGTGTTCTGTATCCATTTTATTAGTTTTATTTATCAAGTGATTGCATGAGTTTAAGCACAGCTTCTACTTTCTTGCGGGGTACTGTAGTACACCCTACTTTGATACTAGCATTAGTAACAGTAGCGTCATAATCACCAATTCTAATAACATTAGTTGGTTTTTTAGGAAGTCTCATTGTTTTACGATCAAACAATATTGGAGGAAACTCAACGTCTTCAAGAAGTTCAGTATCATCATCAAGAATAACCCAACCATACTTGAAAGTACTAGTTGACATATATTTAGGAGAATTTCCAGCATTATTGTAATTATCATGTAAGATAAAAAACTCATCAGCTGATGGTTCTTCTCTATAAAAGAAACCAGAGATAGTTCTTTTACTACCTACCCCAACACTAACATAAGTTCCATTAGGTACTTTCTTCCAATTAACTTTAACTGTTGTCACTTTTTCTAAAAAATCAGGTGATGATTTAGTTTTAGCAACAGGCTTTTTAGCTACCATTTTAGTAGCAGGTATTGATTTTGCCATTTGATTAAGAATTTAGTTTGATTTGCTTTTTGATCCACTTAATACGTGGCTTGATTTTACCTGGCTCCCAGTAGAAGCCTGCGTTACTGTAAGCACTAATGCTGCTCCACTTCTTCCGTGGGCGATTCCAATGAATTAATGACATAAGAGAATCTGCTTCATCTTCAGTAATAACTTTATGAGCACAAACAAGATTTACCCAGTGACATAAACCTGATACTTTTGTAAAATGATGCTGATTCTTTAACATCAGCTCTAATAGTTCTTTATTGCTTCTCATAAGTTTTGTGTGATTAATAGTAATAAGACACTTTTAACAGATTTTTCCCATACTCTCTAGTGGGATCTTGCAGTTCTAGCTTTTCTTTCCAACCTTTTCCATACTTGAGATTGATTAGCCTACTAGCTTCATTTTTTGGGTTAGGATGTCCATCTGCTTGTAGCTTTCTACTTAGCGTACCTCTTTCTCTGATTATCCTTGTAATCTCCGCTTGAATTTCTTTTCCCTTTTCTTCTGGAGCCATGATGTTGTGTGATTAGATTACTTAAAGAGTAGACCTTTCAGTCTACATGTGAGATAGTAAGTATCCCATACTTGCATCGTTTCATCAGCACTTATGCTATGCTTGTTACCCCTCTGTGCTCAGTTGTAGTAGCTGGTTTGCTGGGCTACAGCGTCCATAATTTACGTGCTTTCACGTACTGCTACAACTGCCCTAACTTGGGAAAATGATTAACTAACAGGGTGAACTGAGTCACGCATAGCCCTGTCTTTATGGTTAGCTCAAGTTAATTATTGTGGTTTCACATCTTAATGGTTTAATGGCTGTCACTAAGAAGTCTTCATACACTAGGGTTGTGGCACATTAGTAACTCTATGTCACCGAGTAGTGACTAATTCTTAACCCGGGACCGTTGTCCCTTAACCGATTTCCCGGTAACATAGAGTATAGGAAAATAGAGTGTATGTCATTGATACACTCTATTTAAGATTATAAATTCATATTATATTAACCTATTTAGGGATATAGTATGAGTTAGTTTGGATGTACAGGTACCTATCAGACTCAACAATAAGGGTATCACTACCCCTAATGTATTGTACTCTGCTAGCGCTTAATGATGTAGCTTTATCGCAGTATATCATAGTACCATAATCTCTACCATCTCTAATAAGATAAGGGTACTTAGTTGCAGCTTCAGGTTGTTTATGATCACAACCTACTGCAATTATTGTAACTGCCGTAAGTCCTATAACATAATACAGAATTATAAATAATGCTTTCATAGAGAATCTACTTTAATGCATTCATATCTTTCTGTATTAATAGTCTTCAGCATCACAGCTACCGGACTCAAGTCATCACCACCTAATACAGACTTGATGATACTGGGACTAAACCCACTAACAAGTGCAGTGTTTGGTGTATCAGCTTTAACTGGTGAATTACCAAGTCTACCGTTAACATTCCAGAAGACTAAGCCCGGCATTTGATAACCTGCTTGTGCATACATATCCTTGATTTCATCAAAGTTTGTATGATTACCACAAGCCCTATCAAATTCCATATCACTGATAATCAGGATCTTAGTAGGCATCTCTTCTTGTAATACTTTACCTGCAACAGCACGTCTCAGTAATACTTTAAATGTTAAATAAAGATTAGTATTCATAGCCCAGTTTGCTTGATGTAGGTTATTTACTCTTTCAGTAAAAGTATTACCCTCTATCATGTGAAACTCGGGTTCATTACTAAACGTTAACACTAAATCCTTAAAAGGACCCTCGTTACGTTCTGAGATATACATACCTAGTCCTATAGATACTTCCATAGGTGTACCTGCCATACTACCTGATACATCACATACCGGTAATATACGCTCTGTACAATCTTGCATAAAGTTAGGTAGAGACTTCCACATTGCATCATATGCACTTGTATCAGACTCACCCGCAAATACTTTATGTACAAGATCACTAGGAAATAGTACTGAAGCATTCATCTTCTGCTTACCTTCCATAACATCACTGATATAAGAGGCGTATCTTACACCATCGTGCATGTTAAATGCTCTACTATATGTCTTACCTGCAACAGAAGGTACCTGGCTATACTGAATAGTTTCCCATTCATTAGCACACATCTTCTGCTCTACGGTATTAGACATAGTAACTAAGCGATTACGGAAAGCTTTAGGGCTAACACCCAAATACTTATGCATTGCTACAAACCAAGGTCCTCTTCTTGGGAACCACTTAGCTAATAGATTAGCATTAGGGTTTTCATCTAACTGAATAGATAACCAATTAAGGGTGTTCTCGGTAGGTGTCTCAATAACAAAAATATCCTTCCAATAGCCAAAAGTTGGGATATATATAGCTAACTGCTCATATACCTCTGGTTCATTGGCTAATAAAGATCGCATAATAACCTGGAAGAATCTCTTCTCACCAGCACCACCACGTGCATCACGTGCCCAAAATAGAATCTTAAGAGCTATTGACTTATCTTCATGATAAGCTCTAATAAATGCTTTTAAGATATCTTCATTAGACATTTCACGGCTCGCACCTGCTAAAAAGAACAGGTCAAGACAGTAATTACCTGCAGTACTATGTGTAATAGCACCGTTATTAGTAAGACTGTCATTAGAAAACATTGCATTGGTAAAGTTATCCATTGCTTTAAGGAATTTAAGGTTAAACAATTTTGAGTTTGGCAGGCCACGAGTATCACTACCCGGCTTTGCACATACTACAGAATGACGAGAGAGCCTTGCAGTTAACTGCTGTGGCCTACCAATCTCTGGGTTTTGCGTTATAGTTATATATATAGCGCTGTTTCATTCTTTGATGTGCTTAATGTTACAATAATTAGCTAGCTGGTCAACCACGCGCTACCCATGTCTATTTAACGGTAGAATGTTACCTTGACGGTAAATCACCTTGACCCTGAGCCTTGTCCGTTGTACTAGCTAATATTATAACAATTTGTATTCTTACTCTGCAGAATAGGGACTGTTTAACCTATTTAGATGGTAGAGTTATAGTGCTGAGACTATTCCTTTAAGAGTAAGAATATAAGGTTGTAAAGATACAGAATGTGTTTGTGTAACATACCATTTAGTTTATAGTGCAGTTAACATTCTTTACTTTACAATATAGTATACTCGTAGGTACAGTAACCCAAACTCACATATTTACTGTGGTTGACGATTACTGCACCCTCGGAGTATTTTATTTCTTATTAGTTGTTAAGTTACATTTCATTAACAAGTTTCATAAGTTCGTATTTAAAGACTACCATTTGCAAATGTATCTCTAATCTCTCTACATTCATATCATATAGAGTATCAAATGTATTTACGTTAATGTTAGTACCTGTACTAAGCTTGTGCACTTTATTGATGTCTTCAATAAGAGTTATTTTGCACATAGTGATTTCTTTAATTTCTGCCATAGTTGTTATTATTAGTTGTTTTTGTTTACTCATCAATATAGCTAACCGTAAAAAGTAAAACCGTGGGCACGGCTAAACACCCACGGTTTCTAAGTTAAACACTGACCGATAAACTTAATCAAAAATCGGTCTCTTGCACACTATGTACCACTCTGCACTCAGTTGTAACACATTGGTTATAAGGAATCACTTCCTAACCTAGTTTAGACTCATAGAGTCCGTTGTGTATATCTATGACAAGCATAGCATTACCTTGACCTGTAATTATTCAGGTTTATCAAGAAGGTTTGTTACAACTGCTTACCCTTGTGAAGTAAGTTATGGTGCATTAATACAAACAGTTGTACTGTAATACAATACAACTGTTTTGTTAGTGGTGTTTTGACATACACCTGTAATTTCAAACTACCTTTGGATAGACTTGTCAAGTCCTTATACCAATCATCCGTGTAACTATTACTTCAGTAATATCCCATAGACTGACCTTTGGGTAAATACACATAGCCTATTAGATTATAGGCATCACCTTCTGTTTTCCAACTTGATTTAAAAAAACATTAGTGTATCATATAATCCTGCTGTTTAACGTGGTGATTAACCCACGGAACCAAGAACCTACCTAGTATAGGATTACCTGTATATCAGTACAAGTTTTACCTGTGAAAGTTAGACTAGGATTAAACTAGTGAAAGGTATCACTTATAGAGCAATGACATTATCGGGGTCATCACTAACAGAGAAGTAACCGTAGCAAACTCCGCCCCGGAGCCTGACTATGTGAAATCTAACATAGTAGTATCTATCTCTAAGAGAGTAATACATAGAGACAATGTGAGAATAGAGTTTACCAATAAAGTTAATAGTGCGTATCATAGCTAGCCATATAATGTTCAACTTTTTGTACTTTTTGTGCTGGTAATCAGATAGTTAGAGAGTGAGCAGTGGGTTTTTAACACTCACATACTCACTCTTAACTACTTGATTATCAAGACTTTGTGTAGTCTTTTTTCTCTGAACCTTTGGTTTCAGGCTTAGATTCATCAGCTGGTGTCTCTGGCATTGATAAATCAATGTTATTTGACAAAGTAGGCGTTGCAACAGTGGGAACTGCAGTACCTGAAGGTAACTCGTGAGCCATCCCATAAGTTGCAGAGTCTAATTCTGCCTTATTAATAACTCCCAAGTTAACCAATGTTGTGGTAACCTCAATTCCATCGCTCTCCATAACAGCCTTAATAGCTGATTCATAGGCATTTGGAATTAACTCATAGACCGTTTGGCCTATACGCTCACCCGCTAACAATTGTCTTGCTTGCACAATACCTGTAAAGAATAAAGGCTTGTCACCAATAATCTCACCGGCTTCATTATAAAGCTTGCTTGGTACAGTAAGTACATCTGGGAACTTGCGTAAGATAGGTAATCCATCTTTACCAATTTGGCTTAAGTTCCAAGCTTTAAATGCTACTAACTCGGTTGTAGGACCGGTAACCTTGTAATTACGAGAAACTCCCTTCTCGCCACTACCAATGTAAATTGCTTTTAACATTGTATGTATCTATATAATATCCTAACTTGTTGGTAATCACGCATATGAGTTAACACTCACGCGAAGCGCAATACCTTGAATAAAGTGAGTTTGCGTAAAGCGCGCGGGGGGAAAAGAAGCGCGCGAAGCGCGCATACAAGCATTTCCATGCCCTTCCCTCTCCTTGTGTCTCTCATAGGATTCCAAGAATGGTAAAATACTAACACACTCATTTACAGCATATTAGTCTGTCTCCATCCCACATACAAGACTCAGTTAGCTTTCCAACCATAGTAGTATATTGGTTTATTGGAGAGAGGTTATAGTAAAAAACAGAGTACCCCAATTGGGATACCCTGTAGTTAATGAGTTACGCACCAAGATGGTACTCGCTATCATCCGTTGATGGTGCATCAGCAACAGCATCCGCAGATCCCTGTCTCGCAAGTTTGCTTGCCTCCATCAGTTGGATAGATAAGAACTCAGTTGTGATTATTTCCTTGAATGCTTCAAGGCTTTTATCACCATATTCACCAGAGTCTAATGCAAATAAGGAGTTTCCTAATCGGTTTGCCCTTTCTCTGATTCCAATGGTGTTAGGTTTGAAACTCAATAAGAGTTCCTGTAATAGAGCAGAGTCAATAGACACTGCTTTTCTACCCGCGCAGGATAAGATTGGTCGAGTTGTGTTCATATATGTATGTATTAAGTTTTCCATATTAGAGTGTAACCACTTTAGGTGTAGGTGATAGTAAATAATCATTACCGCGAAGCGCCACACTATGAGTAAGGTGAGTGTGTGTGAAGCGTATTGCGGGGGGATCGGGTGGACCAGGCCTGTGGACAGAGAAAAAAAACCCCGCACAGCCCGAAGGCTATGCGAGGATTTCTTTGCACCAAGGACTTAGGCCTTTGCCTTTGTGTCATCAGCAGGTGTGCTGAAGTCAGGCAAGTTCAAGTCTTCCTGCTTGTCTGCAGGTGGTGTGACAGGGACAGCACCAAAGTCTATCTTGCTGAAATCTAATTCAGAAAGGTTGACCTTAGGTGTCTTGACACTGCGCATTGCTTTAATCTCGTCAGTCAGTACAGACATAAATGAGTTAGCAATGGCAATGTCAGCCTTTTCACGGTCCAGACCTGCAAGACGCATTGTCTTACGCTGTTCACGGAAAATGGCTTGCATCTCGGTATCTCTTGACACAAGGTCAGGATGCTGAGATAGATAAGTACGCCCTGACTCGTCAATAGACATATCTGCCTTGTATCCCGTGAGGAAATAGTGGACAGGTGTGTCGGTTGAGGTCAGCACGATTGGTGTGCCCGCAGGTAGGTATTGAGTCAAGTCTGCACCTGTCTCGCGTTTGAACCACGCACAGTCTGCAAGTGACCGTTCCCTAATTTGAGGGTCTGTTGAATTAGGGTCAAATACCCAAATGTTGCCAAGGCGCGTCTTTGCACCAGCTTCAAGAGTGTTTAACAATAATTCAGTTAAGCCTGCACCAATACAAGCATAACGACAGATAAGTGAAGACCCGTTTGTTGAGCGTCGGTCTTCTAAACGCATTACGGCTTGGAAGTTCTGTTCCATTGTGATTAAGTTTTAGCCGTTAGTGCAGACACTTGTCGGTAGCCTGCATACACCGTTTGGTCATATTATATAACAATAGTGAAAACCGCTATATAGAAATATGCCTTGGCGATGGTGAGTGTGATTTGAAGCGAGTGCGGGCAGGTGCGGGCAGGAGATGGCACAGCTGCGTGGTGTGCGCGGTGGCCGAAGGACGCCAGTGCACAGCGTGCAGATGGCCATGTGCGGTGGGCTTGTGGGGTGGGGGTGGGTGTGTGCGTGAAGCGAGAGCATGCTTAGCCGTTTGACAGGGGGTGACCCCCCGAGCGGAGCGAGCCGGGGTGGTTGCTATAGAAGACCACCCACACTCTCTCCCACAGTATAAATTTAAAAAGCCATTACATATTATAGATCTCGCACCATGCCCCGGGGGTATCCCAACAAAGTTTATTACCCGGGGGTGTTTATATGAAGATTTATTATATATTTGTCCTATGACTTATAGAGAAGATGATCAAGCTAGCCTTATGGAAGTGTTTGAGGCTCTAGAAATTAAAGCTAATGGGGAAGACTATATCAGATTTAGGGCGTTCAGGAAAGGTATTAATCCTGTTAATCATTTCCAGCTTTCTTCTTATAATATGGTATTTCTATCCACAACGTATGGGGTCACTAGATTCTAGAAGAGTCTTGGATGCTTATACCCAGTGGTTGAAGTCAGATGACTACAGGTTTATGATATTTAAGTCTAAGCTGAGAGACTTAGTTATTTCTACTGATGGCCTGGATTCTTAAGTGGGTCTTTTCTTGTTCTGCTGCCATGATGGCCATTATACCCCGGAGTTCTTCATAGGTAAGTTCAACTACTAAAATATCTTCTTGACTATAGATCTGGATAATACTATGATCTATATATACATCCGGGGTAGATTGATCCTCACTTAGTGGATCAATATAGATACCTGCTTTAATAGTTGTTGCCATAGTTATACTACTTTACCGTCAATGATCATTTTGTTATCTACAGAGAAGGACCCGTCTTTGTTTACTTTGACTACCGCAAATCCGTGTACCCAATCACTGTGACCTTTCATGTACTCTGGGTATAACTCACATAAACATCCCATTGTCCATGCTCCTTGGATATGGTTATTAATATCCCGGGTAACAAACTCTGATTTTCTATGGAAGTGTCCGCAGATTGTACTGGCCTTAGCTTTAAGATACAAATTTCTTGCTGGATTTACTGTACCACCTCCTAAGTATTCATGACCGTGTATGATGTTTAAATGACCAGCTTTTATTGTTGCGTCAGATTCTATAAGTTCTATGCGGTTTTCACCAAAGCGTAGTAGCATTTTAAGTTCAAACTCCTCCATACCTAACCATTCTGGAGCTTTAATCTTTAACCACTTTTCTAGTCTATCCTCGTGGTTACCAACTTTATAATAGATTCTAGCATCAGGGAATGTTTCACGTAATGCTGCCATAAACCATCTACCTTGTTCAAGCTCTGTTTTTAGCTTAGGTTTACTAGGGTCTTTATCAAATCGTGATAACTGATAAAAGTCTAGTACATCACCATCAAGAAGTACTGTGTTAACCTGCTCGTCAATTCCATATTGTATTGCTGCTGCAAGAGCGTCTTCATCATGATAAGGAAAATGTATATCTGAAAGAACAAGGATGTTATTTGCATCACTTGGTAACGTGAAGATATTGGGTCCAGACTTAAATGATTTGGGGATGTTGTTAAACGGTGCATAGTTATAACTGATTTGTCTTTGCACTTCTGCATCTACCGTTTTTCTAGACTTTGCACCTGCTAGTCCAGCATGTTTTTTAAGTATACTTCTTGCATGCTCAACACTATTAAAGTGTAGGTCATTTTCAGAATACATGAGTTTGGCAATCGTGAGGATAGGAAGTTTAGGATACTTCTTTAAATACTGTTTGGCAAGTTTGCCAGTAGGTGAAAGTTGAGGCATATGCTTTAGATATCTTATACAAGTTTAGTAAAAAAACTCTATACTTCAGTAACTTAGCTAAAAATTTTATATCTTTATAATATGAGAAATAGTCTAGCTGGAAAATCTACGGGCAAGTCTAAATCGGCTAAATATTTTGCTAGCCATCCTGAGGCACGTGCTAAAAAGAATGCCTATAATAAAGAGTATCACAGCACACCAGAGAGGAACAAATACCGGGCACAGTTAAATATGGCAAATAGAGCTGATGGGACCTATGGTAATAAAGACGGTAAAGATGAATCTCATACTAAATCGGGTAAACTGGTTAAGGAATCGCGGTCTACTAACCGTGCTCGTAATGGAAAAGGAAATAATAAAAGATTGAAATAATGGCTGGAAATAATAACTTTTTTAGTAATAACGTATTTACAAAACCTAATGTGAAATCTACTCCAGTAGGAGCACCTAATGTAATTACTCTGGATTATTTTGCTGAGGGATTAACCGACTACAGCTTATCATGCGCTGAATTAATTAGTTACATCACATATATTAATGTTGTTGGACCTACTACCGGTGGTGGCATAAACTTGTATTTACCATCTACCAATAGTTTACTGGGTCAGACAATTGTAATCAAAAATACATCCGCTGATACATTAACTATAGATACAGTAGGTAGTACCACCTTTGATGAGGGAGATTATGCAACACTTACATTAGATCCTCCTGGGTCACCGGGACAATTAGGATCAGTTACAGTAATGGCTAATCCTACTAATGTTGACACATGGTATGTTCTTAATGCATTTGTACAATTGTAATGTCCGCTACTAATAATAAATTTGAGTTACTTACACTAGAGCGTCTCCAGGAGATCTATAATATTTTATCTACATCTCCTCCTGGTGCTGCTGTATGGGGTACTATTACAGGTACTTTATCTGCGCAAACAGATTTACAAACAGCACTTAACTTAAAGTATGACGCTAGCAACCCTGCAGGGTATATTACATCTGCAGCACTATCTAGTTATTTAACTATTGCATCAGCTGCAAGTACATATTACCCACTAACTAACCCTGCTGGATACATTACATCAGCGTCTTTAACAGGCTATGTTCCAACATCAAGAACTCTTAATATTAACGGCACAAGCTACGATTTATCAGCAGATAGATCCTGGACTGTTGGAGATTTATTAAGTTCAGGTAGTTATGCTGACCCTTCTTGGCTTACAAGTTTAGCTTATAGTAAACTTACAGGGACTCCAACACTAGGGACGTGGGCAGCTGTTAACTATCCTGCTTGGGTATCGGGCACGCCTTTTGTAAAAATGACTGCTGCGGGTACATTTGCTTTAGATACAAATACTTATCAAACTTCAAATACTACTGTCTTTGTTGGAAATGCTAACGGAGCGGGTATCACAAACGGGGCTAGAGGTTCAATTTATTTAGGGGGTACACCAGTAGCTACCGTAGCTGTTACAGCAGGTGATTATGGTAGTGCGGCAGCTGCTTTTATGCCCGGGTACCCAATGCCTGCTGGAGTAGCAAGCAAAATGAGAGTAATAACAAGGTCTGCTAACCCAGCAACAAATAGTCTTCAAGTTTATGTAGCTAATGCAACGGCATCCGTTTTAGGCGCTAAAGTTACTATTGCCGCAGGTAGTGCTGCAGGAGTATACGCAACAGATGATGGTACAACTGTATCATTTTCAAATGGCGATAGATTGTACTGCATAGCAAAAAATCCTAACGTGGTAGGAGGTGCTACATCAGCACAAATCACTACTGTTTCATTTAATTTCTCGTTAAGCTAATGAATTACAATTATACACAACTAGAAAATGGGGACTGGCAACTTCAAGTGCTTGTAGGTAATGACGTAATAGTATTTATCTTATCTGAAGATCTTACCGGTACCGAAGAAATGCCACCAAGGGGATTACCTGAGCATATTCAAATGATTCAGGATTTTCAGGATCCTAGCAAACTCGAGTACTTTGTATCTTTACTTGTACAAGATCCTAACACGGCATTTTTAACTTATCTAGGGTTAAACCTTGGAAGTTAAGTTAGTTTGTTGTATATTAGTCTTATAGAATAATCAACTCAAAATCTAAAACTATGGACATTTTAAATTGGCTTTACTTAGTAAAGAAAGGGTTCACTAGAACCACAGTAGAAACCCCAGATAAAGATTTAATCTTATTGGGTGCAGATGCTACGTTTGTAAAACGTGGTGATAAATACCAAAATTATGTTATGACTGTTGCTGACTTTATGATTTCAGCAAAAGGTTATAAATCTACGGTAATGACTCTTACGCAAGCTGATACAGCAGCGCCTGTTATTGAAACTACTCTAATAGATGAGATTGGAGGCACATGGTCAACAACATATCTCAGTCCAGGTGTATATGAGATTGCAAATACAGACTTAACAGGTGTTAGTGAGGCTGTATTTGTAACTAACAACGCAGCTTTATCTGTAAATGTTTCAGCGGAACCTACATCAGGGGCAGTTACTCTAAGCGCTGTGAAACCAACAGATAGCACAACAGGTGATGATCTACTTTCCATTGTGATTGAAATTCGCCAGTACGTATAATCTAAAACCATCAAGCTATGAGTTTAGGTAACGGTAATTACACTAACGGTAATAAAAAGTCTAACTATAGGTTCCAGTTGCAGGTGCTACGTCTCTTGCAACGGATCCTTAATGCCCTATAAATATGTCATTAGGAAACGGAAACCCAAAAGAAGGAGATAAAGGCTCAAACTTTAACTATGAGTTAAAAGTACTTCAAGGTTTGGAAGCCATTGCTATTGCTTTAGAAAACCAAACACCAACAAAGTCTGAAATAATTTATGAGGCTATGGTTAGTCTTAATAATGACTTCACTTTTACAGTTGTTGAGATAACTAATACCACGGGTTATACAGCCGGTTGGAGCAGATGGTCACAGGGGCAGTATTTTCTTAATTTTACCAATGGTCTTGATATAAAAGGATTTGATGCTACTACAGCGTTTAGTCTTTTTAATTCTGGATTACCCCCCTTCTCAAAACTTGCGCAAGTAACAACCAACATTAATTTTATTGAAGTTGCTACATATGATTCTGCTGCAGCTCCGCAAGATTACCTTGAAAACTTTTATATACGCGTTAAATTTTTAGAATAATGGGAGCAATAGAAACTTGGGTATTTACAGGAAAAGATGTGATTTGGATAATTACCATTGTAGCCTCAGGTATTTCGGTATATTTTGCAAATAAGCAAGATGTTAACGCTTTAAAACTACAAATGGAATCCATGCAAGAAGAAATTGATCATCTTGAAGATGAAATCAATAAAAAAGAAACTATAATCTATGATCGTATGGAACAGATTAAGGAAGAGCAAAAAAAAGCTCATGAAAAATTAGACCTTAAGATGGATAATCTAACAGCTCATATGACTACCTTAAGTAACAATATTGCGGAGCTTACCGGATATATTAAGGCTAGTAAAGAGAAGAAAGGTTAATAGATAATTATTAGTTTAGGTTTAAAGCCTGGGTGTCATACCTAGGCTTTATTTTTAACTAAACATTTGGAGTTTAAACTTTTTATAGTATATTTGTCTAAACTCTAAACATTTAAAAGTTATGGAAAACCAACAAGTAGAATTTACAGATGCTGAAATTCAAGAGAAAAAAGCAGAAATGATCAGCTTCTTCAAAGAACAGGTAGAAATTTTAACAGCTCAAAAAGAGTATGAAACTGTACTTACTGAACTTGACGAGCTTAGAGCTCGACGTGCATTAGCTAATATGCGTGTCACACAAATTATGGCGCCTCCGCCTAGTCCTGAAAGTACTCCAGAAGAAGAGTCAAAAGCAAGAAGTCTTAAAAAAGAAAAATAAACTATGGCGGTTGTAAATCAAGTACAGAAAAAAGTAAGGATGGATCTTTGGGAATGTGTCAAAGTTCAATTCCTTGTGCACTGTTTTATAAAAAACATCAAAATTTCAGATCTTGATTTAAGCTGTCTTTCTATGCTTGCAATTCAGGGAGAAACTGATTTAACAGATTTTTGTAATACTGCAGCCGATAATAACATCTTCGGCTGCAGTCAATCTGTTAGAAATGCCGTTGCTAAAGCTGAGAGAAAAGGCTTGATTGAGTTTGTAAAAGTTGGTAAAAACAGAAAAAGAATAAAAGTATCTAAGGATATTGTAATTCAGACAAATGGTAACATATTGTTAGACTATAAATTTATAAGAATTGAGCCCCAAGAAAGCGAAGGAGTTAAATAAACTTACTGCTATAGCACTCAATAAAGATCAAGAACTTGTTGATGACATAGTTGATTTTTATTGGTTAAAGGTACGTAAAATGCTAGGTAAGATAGAGCATCCCTATATAAGGCTGCCAAATCTTGGTACTTTTACCATTAGATACAAAAACCTTGTAGGTAAAATTAACATGATAGATAAAATACTTGAGCAGCCCCCACCCACATCATTTATCAAGTATATAACTTATAACAGTCATAAAGAAAAAATACAGAGGTATAAAGAAGTTAAAGAAATTATAGATCAGCATATAGTCAAAAAAAATCAACACCGAAATGCTAAAAAAAATAAAAAAGATATGGAAGAATAAGTGGTTAATCCTAGAAGGAATCTTTAACTACTATTTTACCCGTAAGAAAATTACTAAGATAGCAAGCTATAGACAAGACATCTGTAATAACTGTCCTCTCCTTGATCTTAAAGGAACTAAATGTGAAGTACCGGGTACTCAACCATGTTGCAGCGATTGCGGATGTTCACTAAAATATAAAACACATAGTATGTCTTCATCATGTCCTAAAGGAAGATGGTTTGCAGTTATGAGTGAAGAAGATGAAGATTTACTTAATTCTAAATTAGATGATTATGGCCATAGTATTTAAACCAGAAACTCACAGTTATACAAGTATAGATCCAAATGAAAGCATTGCTTGGACTAGTGTAACTAGTGTTATATCTAAATTTAAAAAACCATTTGATGCTGAAACTATTGCATTAAAGTCTTCTAAAAATAAGAAGAGTAAATGGTATGGTATGTCTGTAGAAGATATTAAAGAAGCGTGGAAAAATGAATCCTTAAAAGCTACTAATCTTGGTACCTGGTACCATAATCAAAGAGAACTAGCCTATACATCCTGTGATACAATAGAAAAAGAAGGCTGTTCTATAAAAATATTTAAGCCATTAGAAACCGATGGTATTAAAAAAGCACCTGAGCAAAAACTACAAGAAGGTATATATCCAGAACATATGGTGTATCTTAAGAGTGTAGGTTTATGCGGTCAGGCAGATAGAGTTGAAATTATTAAAGGTTTTGTAAATATTTATGACTATAAAACAAATAAAGAGATTAAGACCGAGTCTTATGTTAACTGGGAAGGAATTAGCGATAAGATGCTTAATCCAATCAGTCATTTGGATGATTGTAATCTTAATCACTATAGCTTGCAGTTAAGTTTATACATGTACATGATTTTAAAGCATAATCCTAAGCTTAAACCTGGAAAAATGATTATAGAACATATTGTATTTGAAGAAGCTGGTAAAGATGCTTATGATAATAGAGTTGTACTATATGATGAGATGGGTGAGCCTGTAGTCAGTAAAATAGTAGAGTATGAGGTACCCTACCTAAAAACAGAAGTAATAAGTATTATTAATACACTTAAAGAAAAATGATTGTTAGACTATTTGATATACAGGATGGTGTAGTAATTCCAACAGAACACTGCTATACAATTACAACGCTTAAAAAGATTATGGATAATTATCCTGAGGATTACCTTAAGATATATCAGTATTTATTTTATATGACTTGTCCTAATCCAGACTTAAATCCTTTTTTTAATGTTGCTGAAGATGATAAGGAGGAGCTTATATTAGAACAAATAAATGCGGAGTTTAGTCCTGAAGACGATGGTATTCCTGGCGCTTTAGACTTATGTAAAAAATTATATGAAACTCCTACTATGCGAGCATATGATGGTATTAAACAGATGCTGGATAGATTAGCAAAATATATGGCAACAACAAATATTACTGATGGTAGAGATGGTAATATTACAGCGCTTACAAATACAGCAGCAAAATTTCAACAAATTAGAGAAGCCTATAAAGGCGCCTATAAAGATTTACAAGATGAACAATCAGGAAGAGCACGCGGTGGCGCAGGACTTGCCTACGACCAGTTGTAAGTTATCAGATTATTTTATTTACTATTCTTGCCAAACTGAAGAATGGATGGCAATACCTAGAGATAATTTAACTACCTTTATGAACAGTTACTCCTTACCAAGTAAAGATAAGGACATTAACTCATTAATAAAACTTATAGAAAATGGCAAAGCAAAACGTTGAGAAAACTGCACCAAAAGGAGACATTAAGTTCTCTATTACATTATCTGAAGAACAGAAAAGAGCTAAAGAGCTTATGCTCCAAACTCCTTACAACTTCTTACTGGGTAATGCTGGTTCTGGTAAAACATTACTTGCTGTACAAATGGCGCTTGACATGTACTTTAAGAGAAAGGTAAACAAAATTGTTATCACAAGACCTACAGTGTCTACAGAAGATAATGGGTTTTTACCAGGATCTGAAAAAGAAAAAATGGAACCTTGGCTAGTACCTATCAAATCTAACATGAGAAAGGTCTATGATAAGCCTGAGATTCTAGCAAAGCTTGAAGAGGAAGAAAATATTGAACTAGTATCTCTTACCCACTTTAGAGGCAGAACCTTTGATGATTGTATTTGTATTATTGATGAGTTTCAAAACTTAACTAAAGCTCAGTTGCAAATGTGTGTGGGACGTCTTGGTAAGAACTCAACTATGATCTTTACCGGTGATCCTCACCAGATTGACTTAAAGTTTAAGAATGATTCAGCTATTCATGAGGTACCAAAGTTAGAAAAGTCAGAGTGGGTTAATAAAATTATTTTACTTGATAATCATCGTCACGAGGCACTTACAGAAATTTTAAGACTTCTTAATGAGTACTAATATAGAAATACCTACTTGGGAAAATGGAGAGTGGAGTACAACATCTTTTAACTCACGCGATGAGTTTAAGGATTTTGTATTTAACATTTTTAAAGAGCCCGGTCAATATCAGTTTGATGAAACTAGTTTAATCTTTAATGAACAAGCTAGAATATTTAATCAACAAGGTTTTTACTGTAAAGCTCCTCAAGGTACTAAAGACTTTATTACTTATTGGAATGATCAAAAGACTAAATGCAGGTCTGGTGCAATCTATAAAAGCAATGGTAACACCTGGTATATTCCACGTGATTACTACATGTGGTTAAACTTCCTACCTATATTTAATAAAGAAACTCAGAAGTTTGGTTTTGCTGATATCCGTGATGCTCAGTATCACATGGCTCTTTATGAAGCACTAGCAGAATTAAACTATAAGCATGCAGCTATCTTAAAGAAACGTCAGATTGCATCTAGTTATTTTCATGCTGGTAAACTTATTAATCAAATCTGGTTTGAAGAGGGTATAACGCTCAAAATGGGCGCTAGCCTTAAAGACTATATTAATGAGAAAGGTACTTGGAAATTCTTAAATGAGTATGAGGCATTCTTAAATAAACACACTGCCTGGTACCGCCCAATGAATCCTAATAAGGTAATGATGTGGCAACAGAAGATTGAAACTGTAGAGCCCTTAAGTAAGCGTAAATCGGAAGTAGGTCTTAAAGGTGTTATGCAGGGAATGTCTTTTGAAAAAGATCCTACTAATGGTGTAGGGGGACCATGTAAATACTTTTTTCATGAGGAAGCTGGTATTGCCCCTAAGATGGATACAACCTTTGAGTATATTCGCCCTGCTATGAAATCAGGTTTCATGACTACAGGGATGTTTATTGCTGCTGGATCAGTAGGGGATTTATCTCAGTGTGAGCCACTTAAGAAAATGATTACTAGACCTGATGGTAATGATATTTATAGTGTAACTTCTAATCTTATAGATGAAACCGGTGTAGTTGGAAAAACAGGATTATTTATTCCCGAGCAATGGTCAATGCCACCATTTATTGATCAATATGGTAACTCCAAAGTAGAAGAAGCATTAACAGCACTAGATGAGCAGTTTGCTGAATGGAAAAAAGATTTAGATCCTCAAGAGTATCAACTTCGTATTTCTCAGCATCCTAGAAACATTAAAGAGGCTTTTGACTTTAGATCTGTATCAGTATTTCCTAGTCATCTTATAAATGCGCAAGCAAGAAGAATTGACGACAAAATTTATCCATATGAATTTTTAGACATATATAGGGATGCTGACGGTAAGCCTGCTACAACAGCATCCAATAAACAACCTATATCTGAATTTCCTATTACTAAAAATACTGAAGATAAAACAGGTTGTTTAGTAGTGTGGGAAAGACCCTGTAAAGATCCTGAGTTTGGGATGTACTACGCAAGTATTGACCCTGTCGGAGAAGGAAAAACTACGACGTCAGAGTCTCTATGCTCAATTTATATATATAAAACAGCTGTTGAGGTAACTAAGCGCGACTTAGATGAGACTCAAACATATATAGAAAGAGATGGTATAGTAGCTGCCTGGTGTGGTAGATTTGATGATATCAATAAAACTCATGAGCGATTAGAGCTAATAATTGAGTGGTATAATGCCTGGACTATTGTAGAAAACAATATTCCTCAATTTATTACTCACATGATTAATAGAAAAAGACAAAGATATCTTGTGCCTAGAAATCAAATACTTTGGTTAAAAGACATTGGTGCAAATGCCAATGTCTTCCAAGAATATGGCTGGCGTAATACAGGCACTTTATTTAAGAGTCACATGGTAAGTTATGCTATTGAGTTCCTAAAAGAAGAACTTGATCAAGAAGTTCTTGAAGATGGTAAGGTAGTTAAAACTATATATGGTGTAGAGCGTATACCAGACCCAATGTTGCTTAAAGAAATGATGTCTTATCGTGAGGGAGTTAACGTGGATAGGCTTGTAGCATTTGCTGCTTTAGTAGCATTTGCTAAAGTCCAACAAGCAAATAGAGGTTATAAAAAACGTTTTGAGGAAACAGGAAGAGCAAAAATCTTGGATAACTCTGATAAATTCAGTAAATTAAATATGAGCCCTTTTCGCCACATAGGCGGAGGAGGTCATACTTTTGGTAATATGAAGTTACCAAGATCACCTTTTAAAAACTTTAGATAAGCTATGCAAATATATAATGCGATGCAAGTAAAGGCTGGTGCCAAAGTTGAGTACAACAAAATGGGTACTCTTAACCAGCCTATCCAATTTTTACCAAGAAAAAAGAAAGATGAAGACTGGACTGCATGGAATTTAGATTGGTTAGAATGGGAAGGTCTTAAACAAGTAAGACGCAATGCCCGCAGACTTATGAAGAACTATAAGTTGGCAAAAGGTATTATAGATAAAACGGACTATATTGTTGAGACAGATAATGAGTATGCTGATTTAATTGAGACACTTACTAAAGAAGATAGTACTGCTCTAGAATTAAAATTTTATCCAGTTATCCCTAATGTAGTTAACACACTTGTAGCGGAATTTGCTAAAAGATCAACTAAAGTTGTTTATAAAGGTGTTGATGATGAGTCCTATAATGAACAAATGGCAGCAAAGCGTACTGAAGTAGAACAACTACTTCTTAGAAATGCAGAGCTTAAAGTTAGGACTAATCTTGAAAATATGGGATTTGAGTTTGATAATCCCGAGTATGATCAACTTTTAAGTCCTGAAAACTTAAAGAGTTTGCCTGAAATTGAGAATTTCTTTACTAAAGACTATAAGTCAATGGTAGAACAATGGGCTACTCATCAGCATTTAAATGATGTTGAGAGATTTAAAATGGAAGAACTTGAAGAGAGAGCTTTCAGAGATATGCTGATTACAGACCGTGAGTTTTGGCATTTTCGCATGATGGACGATGATTATGATGTAGAGTTATGGAACCCGGTTCTTACTTTTTATCATAAATCCCCGGATATCCGTTATATATCAGATGCAAGCTGGGTTGGTAAATTTGATATGATGACTGTTGCCGATGTTATTGACCGCTATGGCTGGTTAATGAATGAGGAGCAGTTAAAGTCTTTAGAACTTATTTACCCTGTAAGATCAGCGGGTTATCCAATCCAAGGGTATCAAAATGATGGTACATATTATGACGGTACAAAATCCTATGAGTGGAATACAGAATTACCATCTTTAGGCTATCGTCAGTTTACATCTATGTGGGAAAACACCAGTAGTGGTGGAGATATTGTTAAATGGATTATGAGTGAGTCAGAGGATTACTTTGATATGGGAATGACAAACTTACTTCGTGTAACAACTTGCTATTGGAAATCTCAAAGACGCGTAGGACATCTTACTAAAATAGATGATTTAGGTAATACTAGTATTGATGTTGTTACAGAAGATTATGATGTAGTAGATAAACCTGTTTATGATACAAACCTTATTAAAAATAAGTCTAAGGATAATCTTCTTTTTGGTGAGCATATTGATTGGATTTGGATTAATGAAGTATGGGGTGGCGTTAAAATTGGCCCTCATCAACCTTCTTTTTGGGGAACTAAATCTCCAGGTGGCATTAACCCTATTTATCTTGGGATAAATCAAAATAATATTAAGCCTGTTAAGTTTCAGTTTAAAGGGGACAACTCTATATATGGATGTAAGTTACCAGTAGAAGGCTCAGTATTTTCTGATCGTAACACAAGATCCACATCTCTTGTAGATTTAATGAAACCGTTCCAGATTGGTTATAATATTGTAAATAACCAGATTGCTGATATCCTTGTGGATGAGCTTGGTACTGTTATCTTATTGGATCAGAATGCTTTACCTAAGCACTCACTAGGGGAAGACTGGGGAAAAAATAATCTTGCCAAAGCTTATGTGGCAATGAAGAACTTCCAGATGTTACCATTGGATACTTCTATTACCAATACAGAGAATGCTCTGGCTTTCCAACATTACCAGAAATTAGATCTTGAACAAACTAACCGTTTGATGTCACGGATTCAACTGGCTAATTACTTTAAAATGCAAGCATTTGAGGTTGTTGGTATTACACCACAACGCTTAGGTCAACAAATAAGTCAAGAAACAGCAACTGGAGTAGAACAATCTGTAAATGCTAGCTATGCTCAAACAGAAATGTACTTTATACAGCACTGTGACTACTTAATGCCTAGAGTGCATAGAATGCGCACAGACCTTTCTCAGTATTATCACTCTACTAAACCGTCGGTTAGATTGCAATACATTACATCAAATGAAGAAAAAGCTACATTTGAAGTTAGTGGCACCGATTTATTACTGAGAGATCTTAATGTATATTGTACTACTAAAGCAAATCATAGAGCAATTCTTGAGCAAATAAAAGCTTTAGCTGTTCAAAATAATACAACAAATGCTACAATTTTTGACCTGGGTAATATTATTAAATCTGAGTCTATTGTTGAAGTAACAAGTATTCTTAAAAAGGCTGAAGCTAAACAACAAGCTCAAAAACAAGCAGAAATGCAGCAAATGCAGCAAATGCAAGACCAGCAGATTCAGGCTAAACAACAAGAAGCTAAGATGAAAATGGAGTTTGAAGCAAGTGAAAATGATAAAGATAGACAAGCTGCTATTCTTCAAGCTCAGATTAAATCTGCCGGTTACGCATCTACTCAAGATATTAATCAGAATATGCAAAGTGATTATGTGGATGCTATGGATAAAATAGAAAACACTGAGCTATATAAAAGAAACACAGATTTGCAGGAGGCTCGGGACAATAACCAACAAGCAAACGCAAATAACAAGTTATCTTTAGAAAAAGAAAAGCTGCAAACACAAAAAGATATTGCAATGACAAAACTTCAAATAGCTAGGGAGAATAAAAATCGCTATGACCTAGAAGCTGAGGAGTAACGGTTAGCTATATAATCAGCTTTAATTTTTAAGATTTTAAAATCTTGTAAGTTTATTTAAATATATTTGCCTATATTGATATTGTAAAACCAACAAACTATGAGTACTGATACAAATGACGTAACGCAAGTTAGTCAGGTAGAATTAAACCTAGATGAAATTCTAGGAACCCCAGGAGCAGAAAACGTTGTGCTCCCAGAAGCAGAAAAAAAACCTAGTATGTTTACTAAGGAAACTAATGACTTCTCCTTCCTTGACAATTCTGATGATGAAGGGTCAGAAAATGATAAACCTGAAAATACACCATCTATTGATGATGTAATTAGTGAGGTAGATCCTATTGATACTTCTGCTGATGATGATAAACCAAAAGTTGCTGGTCGTCAAAAGATTGATAAAAGTGGTATGGCTGAGCTTGTAAATAAGCTTATTGAAAAAGGGCAAATTGTACCTTTTGATGATGACAAACCTCTTGAGGAGTATTCTATGAAAGACTATGAAGAACTTCTAGAAGCAAACTTCATGGAGAGAGAAAAGGAAATTCGTGAGCAAACACCTATTGAATTTTTTCAAGCTTTACCTCAGGAATTACAAGCAGCTGCTAAGTATGTTGCAGATGGTGGTGATGACTTAAAAGGATTATTTAGAATTCTTTCTCAAGTTGAGGAAGTACGTGAATTAAACCCTAAAAGTTCTAATGATCAGGAACAAATTGTACGTGAGTATCTAAGAGCAACTAATTTTGGAACATCTGAAGAGATTGAAGAAGAAATTGAGGACTGGAGAGATCGCGGAGATCTTGAAGCTAAAGCATTAAAGTTCAAACCAAAGTTGGACAAAATGCAAGAACAAGTTGTAGCTCAAAGACTTGCGGAACAAGAAAAACTTAAGAACCAGCAACAAGAGGCTGCTAAAATGTATATGCATAATGTATATACTGTATTGCAGCCAGGAGAGTTGAATGGTGTTAAGTTAGATAAAAAGACTCAGGCTATGTTATACTCTGGTCTTGTTCAACCTAACTACCCATCAATGTCAGGTCGCCCAACTAATTTATTAGGGCATCTGCTTGAGAAGTACCAATATGTTGAACCCAGACATGACTTGATTGCAGAAGCTTTATGGTTACTGCAAGATCCTGAAGGATATAGAAACAAAATTAAAGATACCGGCAAGACCGAAGCTGTAGAAAAAACTGTACGCCAATTAAAAACTGAAGAGGCACGCAGAACTTCTAGCACACCAGTGGTGGAGAAAGAAGAAAAAGTACAGCGTAAGATTGCCAGAAATGATAACTTTTTTAAACGCGGATAATTAACTTTTAACCCTTAATAAATAAACAAAAATGGCTTTAAACAACACGACTCCTGTTTTAAATAATGGGATATTTCTACGTGACACGCAGTATGCTGCGAGCTCACACGTGGATTCGTACCATTTAGTGAACATGCTTAAGAATGCTGAACCTATGGATTTAGGACCAGTAGATCTTTGGGCTATGGCACAAAAGGTCGAAATGCCACTTTACCAAATGTCAAGTTTTGGTGGAAAAAATGTAATTAATGTTAACAATGCTCGCGGAGAGTACAAATGGGAAACCCCAGTTGTTCAAGATCTTCCTTACATTGTTGATTTAGTAGAAACCGGCGCTGTAGAAAATCTAGGTGTTGACGGTACTACCTTCAAACTTAAAATTTCTCGTCGTGAATTTGGACATGGTGATATCATCACTTATGACAAATACAATGGAGCTGAAATGTACATTGTCCCAACAGAAGACATTGTACCAGTAGGAGATGGTTTTATCTACACTGTGCAGTTAGTAAACAATGATTCATCATATGGTTTAACTGCTGACTATGTAGCACCAGGAACTAAAGTCTTCCGTAAAGGTTCTGCACGTGGTGAGTATGGAGAACGTTTTTCTGATATCGTTACTTCTACAGGTTTCCGTGAATTCTACAACTTTGTAGGAGGAGCTGAAGCACACGTACACTATTCTGTATCAAGCCGCGCTGACCTTATGTCTAAGGGTGGTATGAATGCAGACGGTACTGTTCCAGTAACTGAAATCTGGCGTAACTTTGACAAAAACTTAGATCCTTCAGTTGCTAATCTTGATACAATGGTATCTCGTATGGGTAAGGACTATGTTAAGCGTGCTATGTCTAATGGTTCATTATCACGTACTTTCTTGACTACAATGGAAGCAGCTCACTTGAGTAAAGTAGCTAATGACATTGAAACCTACTTAATGTGGGGACAAGGTGGACGCGTGCGTCAAGATGGTCCAGATGATATCCGCTTGTCTGTCGGTCTTTGGAAGCAGTTGGATAACTCATTTAAGCGTGTATATAACAAATCAGGCTTCAGCCTTGACTTATTCCGCTCTGAGTTATATAACTTTTATGCTGGTAAGGTTGACTTCCAAGGTCCAGATCCTAAGCGTCAGTTGATTGTACAAACTGGTATGGGTGGTATGCGCATGGTTAATGAAGCAATCAAGCGTGAAGCAATGTCTTCTGGATTGTTAATCCAAGCTGCTGACATTGGAGCAATCACTGGTAAAGGTATGGACTTAAACTTTGGATTTGCTTACACTTCTTATGTTATCCCATTCTTGGCTAACGTGAAATTTGTATTAAACCCAGCGTTTGATAACCTACACACCAATGACATTGAAAACCCAATCATTGATGGTTTCCCATTGTCTTCTTATAGCTTCATCATCTTTGATATTACAGATAACACTAATGACAACATCTTCTTGTTGAAGTTATCTTGGGATAATCAATTGAAATGGTGGTACCAAAACGGAACTATGGACTATATGGGTCGTACCCAAGGATTCCAAAGCTCTGGACAATTTAATGGATATCGCGTATACATGACTCAAAACATGCCGGCAATCTGGGTTAAAGACCCAACCAAAGTGTTGAAGATTGTTATGCGTAACCCAATCACTGGCGGATCATTCTAATTTTAATAACCTGTAAATTGGGGGAGAGTTGAAAGCCTCCCCCTTTTTACTACCTTTACAAAAACCAATAAACAAAACCAACAAATTATGAGCTTTACACTTATTGAACAAGGCTACACAACTAAGCGTAGTCCTATTATGATTAAACCTTATTTTGACAGACAAGTTAATAACTTAGGTCTAGAAAAATACGGAATGGTATTATACGATAGAGTATATCACCAAGAACAGTTAGCATGTCTTGAGCACAACGGTGTTAAAAGATATATTACTGGATTAAATGAGTTTGCACCGGATGTTAAAAATATTCCTAATCTTGAAGATCGAGAAGCTAAGATTAAAGAAATTAGAAATGTGATTTGTGAGTTAGAGAAGGAATTAGCTGCAAATGTTATTGATCCAGAAGATAAAGATTTTTGGGTTAAAGTAAAATTACTACGTCCTGATAATGATGAGTTTTGGAGTAAGATTGAATTAAAGTGCGGAAATGAGCCTTTGTATTTAGATCCTACTCGTGATCCATATGACTTAATTAAGTTATATGCAATTAATGCTGGTGGATTTAGTATTGTAGCAAAAAGTTTAGAAGATGCGAGAAGTCGACCTTTTAATAAAATACCTAAGTTTTACTTAGACAAAATGGAAGAAACTGTTTCTACTAAAACTGAAACCAAGAAAATTCGTAACAAAGCACTTTCTGAGTTACAAAAATTATTTGATAAAAACACTAACAAGTTATTCTATGTGGCTAAGTTAGTAGAGGTGTCAGGTTCTCAATATAGAAAATCAACACCTAATGATTTAATCTATGATAACATGGATAGATTCATTATGGGTGAGGGTTCTGAGAAAAATGCTGCACGTGCTGCTCAAATGTTTTTAGATGCTTGTGACCAAGATATGGAAATGTTAAAGCTTAGAGCTATTGTTAAAGATGCTTCATACTTTAAAATTGTGATTAATAGAGCCGATGGCTTTATATATCATAAAGACAAAGGTGCTCTTTTAGGTAGAAACCAAGCTGAGATTGTAGAGTATTTAAAAAATCCACTAAATGAGGAAATTTTAATAGATTTACAAGCAAGAGTAGAAAAGTATTGGAATCAATAACTATCTTTATATAAACACACAACTATGAAAAAAATGAAAACCGGTGGCATGATTAACCCCAATGCAAAAGCTGTAGCTACAAAAGTATCTTCTGGTAAATCTTCAGGAGGAGTAAACTCTAAAGCAAATGCTGCAGCTCAAAAAGTATCTAAAGGTAAGTCTTCTGGTGGAGTTAATAAGCCAGTGCCTACACCTAAGAAAAGCTCAAAATGAGTAAAATCATAAGCAATTCTGAAAAGAAAAACCTAATAGGATATCCTAACTCAAAGCCTTCCTTTAAAAAAGGAGGAGCTTTGGGTTCTGCGTATCCAACTAAAAAATCAGACCCTAGCTGCAAAAAGTAAATTTATGAAAAACTGTAAAACATGTGGTCAAATGAAAAAGGGTGGTTCACATCCTGGATTTAAAGCTGTACAAGCAAAAATTGCTTCCAAGCAGGGTGTGTCTAAACAAGCTGCCGGTGCTATCTTAGCTGCTAGTACACGTAAGGCTTCTGCTAAAGCTAAAGCTGCTAATCCAAAACTAAAGAAAGTTAAAGGATAATGAATAATTCTACACTTAGATTAAAAATAATGCAAAGGCTTAACAAGCTTGCAAGTAATGACTATGACAACATAGAATGCTGGCAAATTGTTGAAGCTTTTAATAAGGCTCAGGTTCAATGGGTTAGGCGTCAGCTTGCAGGTATAAATATACTTAACCAAGGTGATGAGCAGTCTAAGCGTAAAATTGATGATTTACAACCCTTACTTAATGTAGCGGATATGGCTTACTCTAATATGCCAGGTTATGTTATTTCAGAAACATTACCTGAGGACTATATGGAGTTTAAGCGAGTTGATGCTTATGGATCTAGTGACTGTTGTCCAGATCCTAGAAGATTTGTTGTTTATTTAGCTGAAGAAGCTAATGCAGCAATTTTGCTGCGTGATGAAAACAAAAAGCCTAGTTTTGATTGGGCAGAAACCTTTTGTACATTGGCAAGTAATAAAGTAAAGATCTACACAAATGATGACTTTACAGTTACTAGTGCTAAGCTTATGTACTATAGAGAGCCTATTAAAATTGAAATACAAGGTTGTGTAAACCCTTATACAGGTGCTGTATCTACAACAAATGTAGAGTGTGAATTTAAAGAAGATGTAACAGAAACAATCATTGATAATGCCGTACAAATACTTGCAGGTGATATTGAATCTATTACTGAATACCAAATTTCACAAGCGTCCAGTGAACAAAACTCGTAATAACTAAAAATAATGGCTGAAATAAATAATGTTCTAAAAAGAACACTGAAAACAAATACCACATCATCATCTGCAAAAGGTTATGTTGGTGGATCTATTGAAGAAATTACTGCAGCATGTGTATCAGAATTAATGAATGCTGCAACAACTTTTCATAAATTACACCTTAAGGTAACAGGTGTGGGTTCATATGCTGCGCATAAAGCTTTAAATGATCTTTATGATGCCCTACCTGGACACGCAGATGACCTTGCAGAAGGTTTTCAAGGAGCTGCTGAAACATTATTAAAGTATAATGACGAGGCACCTAAAACCTTAAATACTGTAGATGAAGGTATTAAGTATTTAAAAATGTTGGTAGAAATGGTATCAAGTTTACAGGATAAAATGCCTTACTCTGAGATTGTAAATGAGTTAGATACTGTTAAGTCTACTCTTAATTCAGCTAAGTATAAGTTACTTTTCTTAAAATAATTTGGAAAGTAGAAATACTTTTCTTATATTAAATATATATTTATAACCCTTAAAAACAAAAACAATGGCTTATTTCAATCATGCCTTTCAAAAAACCTTTGTGGGAACTCAAGGTTTTGTAACTAATGGCGCAGCGACTACAGGACTTGCTCTTGGTCAATTCTCATTTTATGATCCAAAAACTTGGACTCAAGTTGGTGAACCTGCCAACTGCTGCCCTGTAGTGTTAGTATCAGGTTCTATTCACTCTAATGACAAAATTGGTCCTTATCACGGTGGATACAGTGAATCTGTAAAATCTAAAACTATTAATCCTAAGTATGTATCTGCATTTTATCGCGTAGATCCATGCCCAGCACAACAAGCTCAAATTGTAGTGGGTGCAACAGTAGATAACCATGCCGGTGCTTGTGTAAAGCAATTTTTGTGCGGAGAAACTTATTCTTTGCGTTTAGACATTAAAGGATCACCAGCATTGCGTTACTTAACTCGTAACTCTTACTACACTTCTGGTGCGTATACTGGATGTTGTGCAGAAGATGCTATTGCTCCAGTAGCAGTTAACCCTTTAATTGTTTATTCTAAATGGGCTTATGACTTCTTAAACAGTCCTTTGATTAACCCATTTATCCAAATTGCTATTACCTACTCAACTGATGGCGGTGCTAACTGGTTAGCTTTTGCTCCAAATAGTATTTCTGATCCTACAACTAGTGTAGCCAATCTTTTACCTTATACTTTGGAAGGTGCTACATTCCCTGGAGATGAAAATACTCTTGCTGGTTTGATCATTACAGGTGCTTATGCAGACACTCGTTTCCAAAACTGTACATTCTATCCAAATGATTCTGTTATTGCTTTCTTAGAGCCTGTGAAGCTTTATGCTTCTGAAGTAGATCTTAATGGTGATCCATGTGCTTTCCAAGGTCTTTGTAGTAATGATGTTTGTGAACCTGTACAATTAAAAGGTACTGGTGAGAATGTTATCCGTGATCTTATTTTAACTGAAGGTTACATGCAACAACCATTCTATACTGGTCAAGACCTACGTATCCGTGAGATTACTAACGGTACAGATGTATATGATGCAATTGACCGTTTTTCTAGCTATACACGTTATTACTTGCAACACAGTGTGCCACGCTTTAATAACCCAACTGGAACATTTGATAATGATCAGTACTTGTTAGAGATTGTAGGTCTTGCTACTGTTAACACTGTAGCTGTAGGAGCTAATGTTGCTGCTGTTATCACTGTAGCTGATGTTAGTGGAATTGTTGCAGGTATGGTTGTATCTGTTGCAGGTGGTGCATATAGCACAGCAACTGTGTTAAGCGTAAATGCAATAGACAAAGAAGTAACAATGACCGGTACCGTATCTGTAACAGATGGTCAATCTTTATTCTTCATTGAGGAGTCACTTGCTAATTTTGAAACTACAGTTACAACCTGGGTTAATGACTGCCAAAGTTGTGATATCTTCAAAGCTTACACTTGTCCAAGAGTATGTGTTCAAGTGGATCCTATTGTTTCAGTAGGTTAACCTTAACTAAAACTTATAAAAAGGGAGGGAGCAAAAAAACTCCTTCCCTTTTTTATTTTTACACTATATCTTTGTAACTTAGTATTATATATGGCACAACACGCACTTTCAATAGAAATTCCAGATGTACTTACAACATGTATCTTTAGAATTATTGATACTAGTACTTACAATGATGCAGTACCTTTGGACTGTCCAAAATTACAGATAACGGCTCCCGGTTTTACTACTTCTGTAGAGTTACAACCAGGTACAGATTTTTCTGCTAATTATACTGCATGCGATTTAGATTTACAGTTAACTAACTGTAGTACTACTCGAAATGCATTACCTGATGGAATATATGTAGTTAGGTATAGTGTTGCCCCTAATGATACTGTATACGTAGAATATAACCATTTACGTATTACTCAAGCGCTAAATAAAATTAATAATATCCTTTGTTGTTTAGATGTGCCTAACTGTGAGCCTCTTCCTCCTATGAAAGATAAGCTTAAAGAGTTACAACTATTATCAACAATGCTTCAAGCTGCTAAAGCTAAAGTAGAATATTGTCACACACCACAACACGGCATGGATATATATAACTACGTTACAGCTAAGCTTACAAAATTAGCATGTGGCTGTGGATGTGAATCATGTTAAATAGTAATAAAAACCAACAATTATGAGTAAATGTGCAAACTGTGGAGCAACACTAACATGTGGTTGCCAAAAAAGAGTAACACCAAATGGTAAACAAGCATGTAGTAAATGCATTAATACATTAAAACAACAGCAACAAGCTGAACCTAAAAAATAAAAATTAGTAATGGCAATCGGTAAAACATACTTATCAGGTAAGAACGGTCTTTTTAAGGTCTATGATCATACAACAACTGTTTGGACTGACTATACTGGTTTTACTACCCAGGATTTATATGATGTAAAAACAGATCATAGTAATCCTAATTATGCTATTGTATGTGGCAGCAATTACATTGGTTATACAACGGATGCTGGCGCAACAGTACAATCAATTGCTGTAAACCCTACTCAGGTTACAAGAGCCCTTCAGATATCTATACCAACAACTGTATCCCAAACTATATACATATGCGGGACAGGTTCTGGTAAACAAGTGGCTGTGCTTAAATCTACTGATGGCGGAATTACATATACATTGTGCATCAATGGTCTAGATGGAGTACAATATGGGAATACTGCTTTCTCAGTTCATTTTAAAGATAATCTTATAGGTGTTATTGGTCACAGCAAAGCTATTGCAAAAACTATTGATGGTGGAGCAAACTGGACATACCTGAACGGAGGATTAGAGATTAGCGCTGACTATGTATCAGGTGTACACATCTCAGCTGATGAATCCGTAATTGTTGCTGTAACTAGTAATGATATATTTAGAAGTACTGATAGTGGCACAACATTTACAAGTGTTTATGATATTATTGCTGCAGACGGTGACTATGCTGGTACACCACTAAAGTACACGCACCTAACATGGTATGACGATAATACAATGTGGGTGTCTGGATCTAATGGACCAATACTATACTCTTCTGATGCAGGTGCAACTTGGTCAGAAGTATACCCACCGCTAGATCCGGGATCAGATATTAGAAGTATTTGGGCAGCCCACTTTTATACACCAACAGATGGCTTTTTTGCTATTGATGATGGAGGTAATGCAATAGGTGCTGTATTTAAAGCAGAAAATGCTAGTACAACAATTACAGCAACTGTAAGTAATGACTACTATGCATCAGGAAATATTGCTACGGCAGTATGGACTTTGGTTAAAGATTCTGATATATATGCATTATATGACTGCACAGGTCAAGCAAATCCAATATATTCTACTAGTCCAATCTTAAGTTCAGGTGTAAGTAGAGTTATAAATATTGTAGGATCACCTTTATGTTGGAGTGTTAACATTATTGCCTTTGATGACCAAACTCTTGTAGACGTTGAAATTGCAAATAACACAGGAGGTTACCCATTAATTTTTGATGACTGTACATGCTGCTTACCTCCTGCACCTCCTGCACCAGCTAAATATACTAGAGTAATACCTAAACCGGATAGACACTTTTATCAAGTTACACAAAGTCAGTGTGATATTTCATCAAACATAAAGTTTGCTGAAGCTTATTATAGACTGTTTAAGAATCTTAAATATGGTATTAACTCAGAGTGTAATACTGTAAACTTAGATAGTATTTGGATTAAGAAACAACTATCTGATTTAGCTGTTATAAATGATCCTACGGCATGCACAATTGTTACACCGACACCACCAGTTATTTGTCCAGAACCTAGTTAAATAGAATAAATTTTTGTAAATTAAAGATATGGCACTTCCTATTCAACCCTCAGATACACAAGCAGGATGTAATCCTGTTTCAAGTAACTGCGTAATCTGGCAGGGGCCAGATATTCCATGCATTACATTATGCAAAGGGGACAGCATTTCTGATGTTACTTATAAAGTAGCAACAGAGCTTTGTACATTAGTAGATCAGTTAGATATTACTGGATTTGATGTATCATGCTTTCCTCCTATTTGTCCTAAGCCTGAAAACATTCACGATCTTATTCAGTTTATTATAGATCAGCTGTGTCAACAGTCTCAGGGTACAGGCGGAAAAAGTTCTACATTTAACTGTACAGACAGTTTAAACTGCATGGTATCTATTGTGCCTTGTTTTCAAAAAACTAATCAATACGGTGACCTTATAACCCAATTATCTATTGAAGATTATGCAACGGCAATTGCTACTAAAGTTTGTGAGATTGTTGCAGAATTGGTTGTAGTTAATGCAAGGTTAGATGACTTAGATGCACGTATTCAAGTATTTGAAGACTGTGATGCCTGTAATCCAGTTATCCCACCAATTACAGTTCCTACTAGTTGCTTATCGGCTAGTACAGATATTCCTATTGCAACATTTGTAGAAGATCTTGAAACAGCTTTTTGTGAATTACAAACAGCAACAGGAACTACCACAGAATTATATTCAGCTATTGCGCAAGAGTGTGTAAATTTAGATACATCTCCATCCTTAACTAATACTTCAGTTAATATGGGTAGTTTACCCGGATGGATTACTGCAGGTAATTACAATACTGTTGCAGATTCACTTAATAATATGTGGATTACAATTTGTGACATGCGCTCGGCGCTTTATAATGTAGTAACTACCTGCTGCGCTCCATCATGCGATGATGTAAACTTATTTATTACGGCAACATATTCATCACCAAATATTTTACTTACAATTGGAGGAACAATTGGTGGAACTTTTACAGATTGCTATTCAGGTGGATCTGCTGTTACAATTACAGATACATACGGTAATACATATGTAACTTCAGTTCCTGTAGTATCAAATGTTGGCGGAGCAGCTGTATCAATAAATATTGGTGCTACATCCTTAAACCCTTACACGGACTACACTGTATCACTTAATGTTTGTACTGATGATCCTACTAACAAATTAAAATGTAATCAAGTACTTACAACAAGTGTTACAAATTCTGCATATTGTCCAGCAATTGTATATGCTGCCGATGTAACTGAAATTGATTTTTCACTTACTAATCTTATAAGTAGTCCTGTAACATATGTTATTGAGTGTTGGAATAATGCTTTAACAACAATAGTTACCGGTCAAACAATTATAAATCCTGCAGCAGGAGCCGTAATTGGAACCCTAACAGGACTTACAGCAGCTGTTACATATCAGGTTAGAGTGAGAGTTATTATTGGCTCTGTAATTAAAGATTGCCCTTATTCATCAGTAACTACTAAACCTTAATAAAAATGGCTTGTAAAACATGTAATTGTACAAATAATAAGTGTGGTTGTAAGGATTTACCTCTTACAACCATGCCTACATACACCTGCCCTCCTGATACAGTTTGCCCGGATCCAACACCGTGTTATGAAACTATCCAGGATACTTGTGTAAAACATAATCTAGATTACCAAATTTATAATTTTGGTTCTTTTGCCGGTACTACAGGCTATAGTTTGCCTGCAGGAGCTACACTAGAAAATGCATTTCAGGCATTATCTTTTAATAGCTATGATCCCGATTGTACAGCTGTGGTAAACTTACATCCATCATATGTAGGAACTACAGCAATTGTCATTAATTGGGAAGATACCGGAGCTGAGTCATATACACTATCTTATGGAACAACTCCTTCTACAACTACCGCTATTTCAGGATTAAATGTAACTAGTTATACGTTAACCAACCTAAATTCTAGTACTCAATACTTTTTTAAAGTTACAACTGACTGCGGTACAGCTACCTCAGAAAGTGCAATAATTATTATACGGACATTATAATAGTCCACGTTTGTTGGTTTAGCGTGACTAAACAGAAAGACCCTCAGGCAAAGGCTTGGGGGTTTTTCACTAATATTTGTATACGAAGTAATTAAGTATTACTTTTAAAGCTGAAAGAAATTTTGTAAATTGTTATAAGGGTATGAGTACTAATAAAAAACCAGATGTAAAAGGACCGCGTTGTAGGAAAACAGTTCTTACAACAATTAACGGTGAGATGTTTAAAGAGTTTAAAGAAAAGTATCCTAAGTATAAAGATTTAGACTATGCTGATTTTAAAAGTGTGATTAATCATCATTCTGAACAAATATGGCAAACTGTTATAAATACAAGGGATGGTGTTAAGTTACCTGAAAATTTAGGTATTTTAGTAGGGGCCTCCTGTAAAAAAAGAAATGCCGGTATCTATAAAAGTTATAGTACTGCAGGTGGAGAAAAGAAAGAAGTAAACCTAAATACTGATGGGTATCTAGGTAAAATATTTTATACTAACTATACAGAGAAGGGTATTTTAAAAGATAGAACTTTATGGGGGTTTGTCCCTATAAGACAGTTTAAAAGATCATTCTCTGCTAATTATAAAAATAACTGGGCAAAGTACTTAATGCTAACCCCAGCAGATAATATATCAAAGCTTTTTGCAAAGGTATTTAGATATGAGTATGACAAAATGCCTATTGTTGAAGAAGTCTTTGATTATGATACATATAATGAATTTGAATTTTAATTATGACTACAATTGGTGAAAGTGTTTCAAGAGTCCGTTCTATAATAAAAGGTTTGACACAAGATGCTTTTATTACTGACCGTTTGATATTTAGCTTTATCATTAAGTCTGCTAAATTCTTTTTACGCAGACAAGACTCTCTTAATCAACTTATTAAGTACAATAGCTTATTTAGAACTTTACCTTGCGTTGATCTTATTGAGGTAGATAAGGTAGAGGCGTGTTGTGATATCAAATCTGGGGTAACTATTAAAAGAACTAAGGATAAACTTCCCAATATCATGGAAGGTACATACGGTCCCCTGTTTAGAACTGTTACCTCAATTGACGGCTATTACACTGTCTATAAAACAGATCCTGCACAATATGTATCAATGACTAAAACTACAAAGTTTAAGTATAATAAGCAAAAGTATTATTGGTACCTTAATGGTTATTTATATTTTCCAAACATTGACTGGGATTCTATAAAAGTTGAAGGTATTTTTGAAGATGATGTTTCTAATTTTACCTGTGACTCTAAAACAGATTGTACACTAAGACAAGAACAGCAACTATCTATTCCTGAGTATTTATTTTCAGAAATAGAGCAACAAGTAATTCAGTCAATACTGGTTAGTATGCAGGTGCCATCAGATATGGCCATATCAGATAAACAAAACATTGCTAGATAATGAATTACAACTACACTCTTAAATACAGAACCTTTGAACAACTTTTAGAAGATGTTAAAGTAGATCTTCCAGGCTTGTCTTTGGAAGGTAAGGTTGATCCTGCAACGTTAATTAAAATTGCAATTAAGACAAACTACGATTTAGGTCTTAGAATCTATATGACCAAAGAGCGTGTTCTTGAAGTAGAGAAAGGGCGTGTAAGATTACCGGATGACTTTTATGTGATGAATTTTGCATTACTGTGCGGTGATTATACAGTATCATTTGTTCCACCTCAAGGTACTAATATTCAACAAGTTGTACCTAGTTATAGAGGTTGGGTAGATGGTAACAATTGTTCTAATGTTAATACGCCTAATACTCCAGTATGTTTAACTCAATGTGGAGATGCCTATCAGCTAATCCAAGTAGTAAACACTGAAACAAGAACCTATAACCGCATGTTTCCTATTAGATTTAAGAATTCACAATTCATTGATTGCGAGTGTCCTAACTTATCTTATAAGGGATTAGATGAAGCATACATCAAAGATAATTTTATTTGGACCACTTTTCAAGACGGTAAGATCTATATAAATTATCAAGGTACACTAGAAAATGAAGATGGTGAATTAATGGTCCCAGATCATCCTATGCTTAATGAATACTATGAGTATGCGCTTAAGAAAAAAATTTTAGAAACTCTTGTTATGTCTGGTGAAAATGTATCAGGTCAATATCAACTTGTTGCTGCAGAATTTAGAGCTGCCAGAAATAACGCTTTAAGTATTGTAAATACTCCTAACTTCTCTGAAATGCAAAAAGTATGGGCTATGAATCGTAAAGCAATGTACTCTAAGTACTATGATATGTTCAAGTCTTACTATAGACCTATAGATTATAACATCAATAATGCAGTTTAATAATGGCTAAAAAAGAAAGATCTGCTGGTTCTATGGCTTCTGGTTCAGAAGTTAGAACAATGACCTTTAATAAAGGGCTTTATAAAGATTATGATGAAGTTTATTTTCCAGAAGGTGCGTGGTTTCATGCACGTAATGCGGTTAATAATACTAATGAAGGTGAACTTGGATCATTAAGTAATGAGCGCTCTAATCTTAGCTGCGGATCAGCCCCATATACCATTATAGGAGCTGTCTATATGTATGAAACAACATGGGCTATTTTTTCAACTAATAATACAGATTCGGAAATTGGTTTATTTGACACCGCTAAATGTGGTGATGCAGATGCATATAAAAAAGTAGTTAATGACAAGTGTTTAAATTTTAGTACTGATTTTTTGGTTACCGGTGCAGCAAAAATGAATTTTGATTGCACTTATCAAGTATACTTTGCTGATAATAATAACCCTGATAGATCTATCAATGTTGATAAAGTTCCTTATCAGCAAAACTGTATTACAGATGCAGCAGGATGCGTAATATGTGTTGATACTCCGCACCTTGATTGTGATGCTATCCTACTTAATAGAAATTCTAATAGTCCGTGTATTAATATTACTACAGGAACAACAGGCGGTACACTTGCAAATGGTTCTTATTTTGCAGTTATAGCGTATGCAGTTAATAGTGTTAAAGCTACAGATTATTTCCCTCCTAGTAATATTGCCGGTGTATTTAATCATGCAAATCTTCAAGGCTCACTAGATATTGAATTTAGCAATCTTGATGTAGATAACTATGATGAATTTGAATTAGTTATAGTAAAAATGGTAGGTAGTAATACAGCAGCTCAAAGAGTTGGTGTATACAGCACTAGAACAAAACATATTGGTATTGATAATTTAGAAGAGTCTTTACCAAATATTCCTATTAAGATTATTCCGTTTAAAGGAATTAACTATGATAAGTCTGAATCAATGGTTTCTATTGGTGACAACTTATTTAGAATAGGCCCTACTGCTAAATTTGATTTTAACTACCAACCTTTTGCTAATCAGATTAGTACTAACTGGGTTATGGTAGAATATCCTAATGACTACTATGAAAAAGGTGGTACTAATGTAGGATATATGCGTGATGAGCAGTATGCTTTTTGGATTAGATGGGTATATAAAGATGGCTCTACAAGTTCATCATACCATATACCGGGTAGAGCAAAAGAGTTAAATAGAGAATGGGATGGTGTAAATGATTACGTTACAACAAATTCTGACGCATATGAACAACTAGAGGATGTTGACCCATATGTACCAAAAAGATGGCAGGTATATAATACTGCATATCATACAAGTATAACACAACAAACATTAGCTGATGGAGGTGTTGTAGTTGCTCGTGGTAAAATGGGCTACTGGGAATCATCTGAAAAATACGTTGATGATATGCCCCAAGTTTGGAATGCTACCTATAACAGTTTATGGTCAGGTACATCTAACATTGACTATGATTTATGTGGTAAGCCTATTAGGCACCATAAGATGCCGGCTGATTTAATTTATTTATTTAATGGTAGTCAGACATCAACAATATATGATGCTTTAACACATACTAGAACTAATGCTCAAGGTGATGCTATTGCTATAAGATTACTAGGTGTAGAATTTTCAAATATAAAAACACCCCTAGATAATGATGGTAATATCATCCCTGGTGTTGTAGGTTATGAAATATTAAGAGGTACCCGTGTTGGTAATAAGACAGTTATTGCAAAAGGATTATTAAACAATATGCGCACCTACAGATTACAAAGTGTAACTGGTGGTGAAACGGATGGTACCGAAATTGGTTTATTTCAAAACTATCCCTATAATCCTTTATATGCAGATCCTGCATTATCAGCTAGAGAACTTGAAGGTGGTCCTGGTGATTCGCCCCCAGAGTATGAGGCTTATTCAGGAACTGTAAATAATCCTGCACAAGGCCCTTCTGTAAATCCTGACAATATCGGATTCTACAGACAGGATATGTTTACGTTTCACTCACCAGAAACTAACTTTAGAAACCCATATCTTGCACCAATAGAGTTAAAAGTCTATGCTGAAACATCCCATATATTCGGTAATAAAAATATAGCAAAAGGTTCTTGGGAGCCTGTACCAGGACATCCTAAAGAAAAACTACTAACAGATCTAGCTTTTATTGTAGGTGCTTTAACAGGTATTGCTGAAGCTTTAATATTCAAATTAGCTGGTAAAAAGACAGAAGGTTTTGAGTCACTTGCTGGATTAAATACTACAGCAAGTGCTGCTAACATAGCTCTTGCAAATACCGGGTATATACCTTTAAATATTGCAGGTTCATCCTTTGCTAATATGTTAGGAATTGCTGCAGGCTTTGGGGGATTGGATTCAGCTGCTCTTTCTACACAAGCGAGTTACGCTGCTGAATCAGCATTACTAGCAGGTTATAGTGGTGGTCGTTACAAAAAACAAATTGAGCAGCCTGATATACAAGCTTTACCTAAAGTATTAAGAGTTGCATCGGGTATTATTTTAACAGGTCAATACTTTTCACAAGGTATGGGTGTGGCTATGGATATTATAAAATCTTTAGTTAAATATAGACACTATGCATGGAGATATTTAGCCCATGCAAATCTTCACACTTATTGGAAAGGTAATGCAGTTTGGGGAAATACAAGAAGAAGAATTGATAAGTCTTTATATTTAGACCCAACTTTTCAAAACTTTTTTGTACCTAATAGTACAGTGCAATTTAAAATTAATAATATGTATCGTCATAGAACTGTGGCTTTACATATTGGTAATGGTAATGGTACACCTACTACATTACAAAATCCATTTGTAGCAGATAATACTGCTCAGACTATTGGTAGCTATTATGGAGATGCTTTAACAAATCCAGACTATCATGGTCCAAATAAACCTTGGGATCACGACAAAGATCCTAGAGCTGAAATACGCACTGTACCTTCTTGTTATTATAGTGGGTTAAAAGTCCGTATGGATAATCAATATGGTCAAGTACAAAGTGTAAGACAGATACCTATACCGTGTAGAGAAATTGTAAATAACAATAAACCTATTACACAAAAACGTATTTACAGTTCTTCTTTATTATTTGGTGGAGATACCTATGTAGGGAGATATACTGAAAAAAATACCTTCTTTTATTTTTATGACTGGTTGTATAATGTTCCTGATGGCACTGAATTTAACTATCGGGATTATTATATGGTTGGTTATCCAAGATATTGGGCAGACTTTACAGAGTTTGAACCTCAAGGCTTTATAGCCAGTGTATTGCAGAATCTTACTGACACTAATTATTGGAATATACCAAGCAATCTTGCTCACCTTGATAGAGGAGCTGCGCCAGAGGAATTTGAAGGTATTACAGATGTACAGGGTGGTAATGGTGTTAATCCTGGAGTAAGTGGGGGAGTAACCCAACAGACAACTTATTCAGTTGTATCTAATCCAAACTGGGATTATACTATACCTAATGACTGTATTACTGATACAGACCCCAATTCCCCAACTTATCAATTACCTATAGGCGGATCTAACTGTCCAGTAATGACGGTTTCTTCTACTGCTTATAATTCTGATTATAGTGATTATGGAAATTTAGGAGATAATGATAGCTCTAGTGCTAATATAAGTGCTTCTAAATTTAGATTTGCACTTAAAAATGCATACTTCTACTTGTTTAATTCAAGTATTAGAGATTTCTATGTTGAGTCTGAAATTAACCTTGCATATAGAGATTGGGATAATGAACCATCAAGAAGACATTATGATGCATATTCGTATACAGATCTTCCTGAGATGTTTGATACCCAGATAATTAAAGTTGGTAATTACTACAAGTATGATTACTCTTTAAGTAATACGTCTTTGTTTAGCAACTTTATTTCATGGGGTAAAATGCAAGAGACATATTATGACCCTTACGTTTCTGCAACATGTTACGTATCTCTACCCTATAGAATTATTTACTCTTTACCATCTTCAGATTCTCCAAAAGATACCTGGGATGTATTCCTAACTAACGACTATCAAGACTATAATACAAAACCTATAACTATAAAATCAATTAATAAAACAGGTTTTGCAATATTGTTTAAAGATGGTAGTCCGCTATTATATGCCGGTCAAGATACACTTCAGACTGAGTTAAACACAAAAGTTATTTTAGGTGATGGTGGTTTGTTTGCAACACCTCCGCAAAGTGTTACTAATACAGAAATTGCAAATCAGTATGGGGCCTGTCAAAATAAATTTGCAGCTACTAATACACCATTTGGATTATTCTGGATGAGTCAGAGTCAAGGTAAAGTCTTTACAATTGGTCAAGGTCTTGATGAGATTTCTAATAATGGTATGAAGTGGTGGTTTAGTTGGTATTTACCATTTAGGTTATTATGGGATTTTCCAGATTTTCAACTTACTGATAATCCTGTAATAGGTATTGGTTGTCAAAGTATTTATGATAATGATGATCAAATAGTATACTTCTGTAAAAAGGACTATATGCTAAGACCTGATGCACCTACGCAACTTGTATATGATTCAGGCAATATATTTCATCCTGTTATAGATGGTAAACCCAGTTCAGTTATTATTTATTTGGGTGATCCCCGATACTTTAATGATACATCGTGGACAGTAAGTTATGACCCTAAACAAAAATATTGGATATCCTTTCATGACTGGCATCCTGATTTAGTTATCTCTGCACCTATAGATTTTTACACAACTAAAGACAACGGTATTTGGAGACACAATTTAAGATCTGATGACTACTGTAACTACTATGGAACCTATTATCCATTTGAGATTGACTATATAGCTCAAACCGGTCAGCTTGTAAACACTACAAGAAACATCGAGTATATAATGGAAGCCTATAAGTTTGCACCAAACGGAATTGACTCTTTCCATGTACTAGATGAGAATTTTGATCATGCCATCATATATAACTCAGAGCAGGTTTCTGGTATGCTTAATTTAAACCTTAAGCCTAAAGAAGACCCATTTGCAATGCTTAACTATCCTATTATTAATCAAGCAAGTATTGATATACTGTTTTCTAAGGAAGAGCAGAAGTATAGATTTAATCAGTTTTGGGATATTACTAGAGATCGTGGAGAATATGTTAATGGTGGGGTTATAGTTCAGCAACCTATTTGGGAAACTGAAGAAAATGGTTACATTAGAAACCTTAATCCAAATAACTTGGATTATGCAAAAGTAGCTACCCAAAGAAAAAAATTCAGACATTACTATAACCACGTTGTTCTCATTAAGACAGAGAGTCGTGATAAACTTATGTCATTAAAAATTGCAAATAATAAACTTCTTAATTCTCCTAGATAATGAAAGTTAGTACTACAGGTTACAAGAAAAACAGTAAAGACAAAAAACATAAAGAGTTATTTATACCGGGTGATGCATTAACTATGTTAGGTGTAGAGGATTATGTACAGGCTACACCTGTATATCCAGATGGAAATTTTGGTGGTAGTGTTATGATGAAACCTGGAGTACCATCATATAACTTTCCAGGAGCTATGGGTGTAATAGAACAAAAGGTACCATTACGGCAAAATGAGAACTTGTTAAAATTTGCTGCCGGTGGTTTTACTGGAGATTCATATATGATGATGGGTTTAACAAATTGCCCTGAGGGAAAAGTGCCAGATGGAAATGGAAACTGTGTAGATAATTTAGCTATACCACCAACTTCAAATAGTTCTTTATTTGAGTACTACCAACAAAGTCTTAATAAGTATGGTCCAGAGATAGCTGCAAAAATGATCAGCATGAAAAGACAATGTCACCCCGGTGACGAGTGTTGGAAAGAAGATGTGGTACCTTTAGTAGCTCAACCAAAATCTAATATAGACTATCAACAATCTTTGAGAAATGGGCGCACAAGACCCGTTGATGCATATTATATGATTTTGCGTAATTACTTTTCATTAGCTCCAAATGAAATTCCATTTTCAAATTTATCCCCTGGTTTAAGAAATCCTGGGTATAAAACAAATACACCTGTAGAAGAAACGCCAAATTTAAGGTTAAGACAGCGTAAGATAAATGAAGAAATACAAAATAGAGCAGCTTCATTTCAAGAGGGGGGACATTTGCCTAAAGCGCAAACTATGGGAACTTTTTCTCCTAGTTATGATTATAGTAAATCCTATAATGAAAACATGGAGCTTAACAGAAGAGCTCAGGCAATGGGTTGGAATTCAGTAAAAGACTATGAAGCTTCTGGATGGGGACAAAGATTTGCCGGTACAAATTTAGAGGCACCGGCTTTACAAAATGCACTAAAGAATATTTATGCAGCCCAACATCCCGGACCAACTAAATTTAATGCTGAGTTAGATGCTGAAAATAAAATTTTAGATTCTCAAGAAAAGGCTAGACGGCAAGCAGAATACGAGTGGAAAAAAAATCCTTATAACACAGATCCAGCTGGACTACCAAGTGTGCCCATTTTTGAAGCTGCTCTTATGGCACCAGCAACACTAACAGCAGCTAGTGGTTTATTAGGCACGGAGCTACTAGGTACAGGCTTAACATTGGGTAATATAGCTAATACAGGATTTGCAGCACACGGTGCATATAACTTTCTTAATCCCGATTCTGATTTTAGACAAGCATTGACTGAGTATAACAAAGGCACTGGTAATTTAACTGATGTAGCTTTTGAAGGTAGTTTAAATGCTTTAAACTTTTTAGGAGCAGGATCTTTACCTCAAGATATTAAAGCATTTGTTAATGCATACAAGAATGTTGCAACTGGTAACTCAATGATACCTTACGCATGGAAAAGTCCGGCAATAGGTCTTTCTCAGGAAGCCAGTGCAGACATGTTTAATTCACTAATAAATAGTGGTAAATTGACTCCAGCAGAAAGACGTCTTATAATTGAATACCAGCATGACAGTTCTCCTTTTACAGGTAGATTTGGACCAGTCGATGCCGCTAAAAGACAACAGCTAAACAATATCATTAATAAATATCAGCTTGAAATTCCTGAAAACTCAAATGTAATTGCCACAAGACGTTTTAACAGTAACAAAGCAGGACAAAGCACTTTAGGTGCTACTGAAGAAAATGGATCAATAAATTTTGGTGACAGGCCTACATCATTTAGTGTAGGCGTAGGCAGAGTAGGATACAGTGGTGCTCCAGATAGGATTGTTATACCAAGCAGACATTTATCAAAAATGAAAAACAACTTCATTGCTAATGAATATACACCACTGGCAGAAGATGAATTGCAATTGATAAATAAAGAAAACACTAGAGACTTTGCGCGCGGTATTGGTCAAAATATTCCGTTAAGTGAAGAAAGAGAATTGATTGGTACAGGTTTAAATTTTAAACAAGTAGGTAAAGTTAAAAATGATATTGGTGGGTTTGACTATATTGTTAAGCCACTACCTAGTTCTAGTAATACTGGTAAATTCAAATCAGAAATAGATTGGGCTAAATGGAATCCTGATACACCTAAATATCCAGAGCTTATTAATGAATACAATACAATAGAAGAATCTACTAAAGCTAATGGAACATGGATGAAGAATCCAGATGGTTCTACATTTAAAGGAACTCCTGAGCAATTTGTACAACAACAAAGTAGTTGGTTTAAAAAAGCTTTTGGAGATTCTAAATTAGTAAATCCTGATGGTAGTCCTTGGATATTAGAACATGGTTCCCCTAAAAAATTTGATGTTTTTGATGAATCTAAGTTTCAATTAGGAGATTCTGGATATTCAGGCAGTGGTGTTTATACAGTTCCCCCTAAAGGTTCAGCAAGTAGCTATACAACTTCTGGTGCATGGATGCATACAGGAGATATTGAACCCACTTTATATAAATTATACGGTTTAGGAAAAAATCCTATAACCTCTGAAGAGTTAATAAAAATGGGTACAAATTCTCCAGCTGGAAAAGAAATGGATTTATTTAATTTTCACAGAAAAACTGCACCATTAAATGAACAGTTGTTAGATTATGATGTAGCTATTCATAATCAACATAGAGGAATAGAAAGAGTAAGAAATTTAGATGATGCATGGGAAGTAGTTTTTCCTACAAACAAACAACTTAAATCAGCAGTAGGTAATGTAGGGTTTTTTGATATGAGCAATCCTAATATATATAAAGGCTTGTTACCGCCAGCACTTCTATTAGGAGCAGGTGCTGTAGCCCAACAGAAAAAGGGTGGTAAAGTAACTAAATATAACAGTAAATCTCTTGATGATTATTTTACTGATGCCTGGGCAACTTCTAGGAAAAGTTCGTAATTTTGAGTATCTTAAGAATATATAATGGCCATGATGGATCAACAGTTTATAAAAAAGCCTATGGGTTTTCACAAGCAGCGCTTAGATGCTTTTGTTAGATCTGTAAAAACAAATAAGGAGGATGTTCAGAGAAAAGCATTAGATGAAGCTTTACAAGAACATACAATATTAGCTGCTCAGGATATGTTGGGTAGAGCTTTACAACTTCCACCATTTGAAGATTTACAACAACTGCATGCTCAACAACTAATGGGCGGTGTACCTAAAGCCGCCTATGGTATGGAGTTAGGTGCGCGTATGGAAAGTTTACCCGGGCCTTTTATGTATCCATCACAAATGGATCTAACACCAGCTAATAGTGAAGTTTTTAAAAAGGAGTCAGACAAATACGAGGGTGTAGGTTTAAATTCACTTAAAGGTCTTTTTAATACAACGGCTAACACAATATTAAATCCTGCTATTAGCGCATATAACAAACAAGTTTATGCTAGCAGATATGGTGTGGGTAATAATACTCAAACGCAACAAACACCCCAAACACAAAAGAAAGGTGGTTCTGCTAACAGTTTACCTAAAGCTCAGATGATGGGTACTACAGGTAGTACTTTTGGAACTACAGCAAACACTACTTCATCATCAGCATACAAACCTAGAGAAGTTGTGGAAGCAGAAACTAATCTTCAAAATACCTTGGGTAATTATAATTCAGATCAACCTGTTTATGATGCACAAGGAAATTTGTTGACTAAAGAGCAATTACAACAAGCTACGGAAGATGCGTACAATACTTATTATCAATCTGTTGCTAAAGCATATAACGATAATCCTACACCATCTTTTGGTCCATCTGCCGATTTCTCTTACCTAAATAATTACCCAAGCCGAGATGGCTTAAATCTACCTAACGTAAGTGTGTCTGGTCCAGGTTTTGCTCCAGAATTACTTACTGGGACCGCTGCCCCACAAACATATACAAATCTTGGAATTGATAGACCAAGTCCTGGCGCTTATATGGGATTAAGTCCTTATAGATATATGACTATTCCTGATATGGAATATTCTCAAAACTATAAGGAGATGTATAAGGATGCAACAAGTAAAGGTCAATATGATAGATTCTTAACTGAGTTTGAAGCTGACCCTACAGCAGCCGGTAGATTCCTTGACAAAATTGGTATAGGTAAAATGTTTGACACGAGGAACTATAATATAAATCAAACTATATTACCAGAAGGTCAAAGTATTTTTGATGCTGACCGTATGGAAGCAAATAGAAATAGAGCAATCAGAGCTCAAAATGCAGATATGCCCGGCGGAGGTTTATTCCAAACTGATGAGATGAATCCTTATATCTGGGAGAACCGCTCTAGGAGAGATAGAAGAGATGTTCTTGAGTCTGCAGGTATAGATCCTAACCGTAAAAACTTAAGACGTCTTGGTAAAGATTATTTTGAGAATTTAGATAAACAAAGAGTAAGAGAAGAAACAGAAGCTGCAAGAGCATCATATGATAATCAAATTGCTGAAGAAGAAGCAAATACTAAAAAAATTGCAAGTGCAGGTATGATAGGTACAAGACCTAGAAACCCTTATGACTTAATGGGTACTGGTGTACAAACAAGTACTCCAGTAACAGCACCAGCAACAGGCGCAAATCCTACAGTAACACAAAGTACAAACACTGCACCACCTCCTGTAAATACGGCATCAGCAAGCCAGCCTTTTTATAATACTAATTATGACTGGAATACTGTAGAAAAAGAAAATTTACCATTTATTAATCAGATAGCTCAATATGAAATTACAAAGGGTAGTCCATTAGGTTCAGGGTTATTAGAGTATACACCCTTAACTCAACACCCAGAGCAATTTTACAATTGGAAAAATATTGATTATTCCGGTAGAGATCAGAATAGAGCAAAAATTAAAGGATTTGATGTTAATGCTTTACCTGCAGATATTCGACCTGCTGTAATGGACCAGCTATTTAATCAAAGTATAGATCCAAGATTAACCTTAATGCTATCTCAAGGTATTATTAACGATGCTGATAGGTATAATTATAATGCTGATCAGTTAACAGCATTGTTTAATGATCCTAATACACAAAAAGCATTTTCAGAAGCTTACGGTAAAGATAATAAAGCTTTTATTAATAAGTATTTAGATGAGCGTCTTAAAGCTTATGGTAGAACTAATAAAAAAGGTTTTGATCAAACAAAGTTTAATGCAATGTCGCAAGCTGAAAAAGATGCTTACCTAGATAGTTTAGAAAAAGCAGATGCTTATGGCTATACTTGGGAACCGCGTATACAACAGTATCGTAAACAAGATGGTGGTACAATGCTACCAATGTTTCAAGTAGATGGTGAGTATCCTGGATATGGTGTATTAAAGGATATCTATGATCCTAATTTTGGTGTAGGCGTATATGCACTACCAAGTGCAGATCCTAATAAAACTTATCCAGGCATTAACTGGAATACACAAAATCCTCTTAATAGGAAAATAAACCCTATTAATATGAATCCTAATAAGAAAACGCAAGGCTTAGGATTACCTGATGTTAATGTGTTTCCTGATGCTAATAGGATGCAAACTTTCTTTGATAACGGTAATGCTCCATTAACAGCTGATGCATTTGGAAAACAACTGGATCAGTATGTTCCAAAATACACCGGTAAAGAACCTCAGCAAGAAGCAACAGCGTCAGGTAAAGGTAAAATTAGAAGTTCTATTTCTCCAGCAGGATATTTAAACATTGCTAATGCAACCGGTAAATATTTAGCAGATGGTGTGTTTTCTAGCGATGAAAGAAATAATGCATATAAACAATTTAAAGCTAGCAGATTCTTAGAGAATAACTTAGCACTTACATCACCAGATACACAGTTTAGTCCAAGACTAAGAGGTTTTGATAGAACAACAGATGCCTTTGCAGGAGCTCCTTTTGCTGGTGCAAATGTTCAGTATGGTCAACCCTTAATTCCTCAGTATGCACAAAAAGGTGCTGAATTATTTATGACTATGCAGCAGGGTGGTGTGTATACCTTAACTCCAGAAATGATTAAACAAATCATTGAAAATGGAGGAGAGGTTGAATATGTAGATAATAATTATAACTTTGACAATCCTTATAATCAATAAGACATGTATCAAGTAAAGATTAAAAAAATGCCTAATCTTCCACAGGCAAGACATGGTGGTAACTATTTGAACTATTATCAAATGGCACCGTCTTTTACAAGTAAAGATCTTTCTGATCCTGAACTAGACTATGTAAAAAACTTAGGACCTGTAGATAGAGATTCAGCTAATGTTGAAGCTGAGAAAGGTGAAGAAGTAATGATGCCTGGTCCTGGTGGGATGCTTACCAAATATGGTATTGGTGGTAACCGTCATCCACAAGGGGGTACACCTTTAAATTTACCGGTTGGTGCTTTTATATTTAGTGACTTTCATGGTAAAGATTTTAAACTTGGTGGTAATTCAAAAACTAAAATTACAGATAAGGGTATCTTAGATTACTTCGGGCTTCCTGAAAAGAAAGGTGGTTATACATTTGCCGACATTTCTAAAAAGTATGATCTTAATACGGATATAGCAAAACTATTAGATCCTACTGAAGTTAATGATAAAATGACTGTTGATACCTTATTGGCTAATATTAAAAACAAGACTAAAAAACTTGGTGCTTTAGCTATTGCACAGGAATCTAAGAAAGGTGAGTCTGCACCTAAGATGGCAATGCCTTTTGTTATAGCAATGAATATGGAGGCTGAAGATTTTGATATCCCTAAGATACCAATTGACCAAATGCCTTTTTATCAAAACTTTCTTAATTCTGCCCAACAAATGGATCAAGCAAGAGCAGCTCAAGAACAAGAAAGTGCTCAGCAATCTGCAGATGAAATGGATCAGCAATACGCACAAGACATGGGTCAGTATATGCAAAGAATGGGAGGTTCAAGTTTCCCTAATCCGTATTATCCTGGTAGAGTACCAGAGGAAATGCCTGAAGCTATGATTGGCTATCAAGTATTTAGAGATGGCGGTGAAGCAGGTCTAGGACGTTTTGTGTATAAGGCACAACAAGGTCCATCTGAGTTTGACTTTGATAATATTATTCAAAGAAACTACAATAAAAGAAAAGGCGTATATATTTATGTAGATGCAAATGGTAACCAGTATGAAAGCACTGAACCGGATTTAGCAGTTAGTGATATGCAATTTCCTGCATCAGCTCCAGGCTCTGTACAACAAAGTCAGCCAGACGCTACACAAACTGCACAACCTAAATACGATGTACCAAAAGATGCTACAGTTATTGAGCGTAAAAAAGGTGAGTCAGATGAGGCTTGGGCTAAGCGTAAACAAGAAGAGTATGATAAAGCTGGTAACAAAGCTAATGTCTATGTAAAAATTGAAGACAAGTATTATAAAACCGGTAGCCGAACTAAAGGCTATGGTGAATATAAAGGTAGTGAGCAGGATCTTAAAACAATCTTTAATGGTAACAAAGACCTTGCAGCTATGTACCAGAAAATTGAAGAGTCCTTTAAAGATCCTAAAGTTAAAGCTGAGTATGTTAAAGCTGTAAGAGAAGCTGCTAAAAATGATAAAAACTGGGGAAAAAAGGTCAGCGCTGATTATAGACAAAAAGTTGCAAACGGTACTATTAAAGATGATGAAATTGTAAATGCCTTCTTAAAGCATAATAAGCGCAATCTTGCATTTGCTGCACATAAAATTGATGTATCTGCTACAGACAATACAGATAATTCATTAGGCTACACAAATCAAAAGTTAAAAGAATTTAGTGATCAGTATGGTTTATCTATTGATAAAGATCAAGTACCTCTAGAGCAGATTGCCTACTTAGGTTATAGAGACCTTATTAAAAATAAAGGTAGTATTACCGATACCGAAACAAAGACAAAGCTTAATCCATTTGATATAGGTCAATTTGGTAAAGCAGATGAGCCGCAAGGTCAGGTAAGTAATGCAGACTGGATTTATACAAATACCACCGCTGGGCAATATGCAAAAATTAATCCTGATACAGAATTATTTGATGAAGAGGCTAAGCAAATTAAAGAAGCTGAGAAAATTCCTGCAGGAGATTTTGGTACACCTGGTCAAAGACCACCAGCACAACCTTGGCTTCAAAACCTTTTAGGTACCGGTGCAGCGTTGTTACAGGATGTAAATCGTTACATGCCAGTAAGAACCCAAGTACCATATGTTGCTCAAGTTGATCCTCAGTTTATCTCACCTATCTATAGATCACAACAAGCGGCATCTATAGCTCGCGGTATGACAGAAGGTATGAGTCCTTATATGGGAACTCAACAAGCAAGCTCAAGACAGTCATTATTATTTGGTGATGTTGCTGATAAAGCTGCACAAGCTGCTGCACAAGTTGAAGAGTATAATGCACAGTCAGAAGATAAATCTAATCAGTTTAATGCCCAAGCTCGTATGCAGGGTGCACAAGCGCAATCTGCAGCAGATGCTGAATACTATACTAATGTAGTAGGATCTAAAGCTATTTCTGATAAAAATAAGCAGCTTAAAAATCTGAACATATTACATAATACAATTGCTACTATAGATAATATGGCCAAGACAGACGCTGTTAATTATATCTATGGTGATCAGTTTATGATAGATCCTAGTTCTGGAGGACTCATTGTTCAAACTAGTGGTAAGTCACCAAATGGTCAATTGGATTCTAATGAGTCAAGCACTATTCTTAATGCTTATAAAGCTGCTAAGAATAATCCTGAATATGCAGATATGGATCCTGAAGATTTAAAAGATCTTGTTATTGCTCAGTATAATATGAGTAAATATGGTGATGCAGGAGAAAGGAGAAAGAAAACAATGGCAGGATCAATTATGAATGCTTATACATCTCCAATGATGGGATCTTTGTCAGCATATACAGCCGGTATGAACCCTTATGCTCAGGGTGCTGAGCAAAATGGCTCAGGATACGGTATTTAAATTTTTGAAGTTTAGTAAATCTAAATGATTTGTAATAATTTTATAGCATAATTATGACAGCTTTTTTACAAGGTATATCCCAATTTGTTCCTGAGATCCAGCCATATCAGCCGGACCTTAATTTCTTTGGTAATATGCTTGCTACCAAGCAATACCAATACGACCAGGGATATAACCGTATTAACAGTATATACTCGGGCTTACTTAATTCACCAGTACTTAGACAAGAAAGCTCTGAGCGTAGAGACCAATTCTTTAGAGACATTGAGCAAAAGATCCAAAAGATCTCTACAATGGATTTGTCTTTAGAGCAAAATGTTAATGCTGCTGCTAAAATTTTTCAACCGCTTATTGAGGATAAAGATATCAATTTTGATATGGGTATGACTCGTATATGGCAAAGAGAAATGCAAAGAGGTCAAAAACTTAAGAATACAATGGACCCTAAAGTTCTTGAGAATGGTATGTGGTGGGAAGGTGGTGATAGAGCTTTAAACTATTGGGCCCAAGACTTTGCAAAATCTAGTGCTGAGGACATGTACAAAATGCCTAAGCCTGAGTACACACCCTATCTAAATATTACAAAGCTTGCTTCTGATCAGTTGGATAAAATGGACTTTCCAATGGGAATTAATCCTACATGGACGCCCGATGGTAAGTATATTATTCAAGGTAAGGGAGGACCTATGACAATGGCTCCTCTTTATAATTACCTTCTTAATATGTATGGTAATGATCCTAGAGTTATTAAAGTAGCTCAAACAGAAGCTTATTTAAAAAGAAAGGATTTTGTTTCTCAAAATGCTCAAGCAATGGGTGGAGAGCAAAATGCTGAAACCCAGTACCTTAACAACATTTTAAATCAGGTTAATGTTCAAGCTCAAAGATTTCAAGAGCAAGCCACAACAAATGCTAAAGTAGCAAAAGCTAAAACTAAAGTTATTAGTAATGCAATTGCTAATGGTGACATTTATGATCCTGATAAAACTCTTAATAATATTTTAGGAAATAATGAAGAGCAAGCACAAGTAGAAGAAGGTGCAGCACAGTTTCATAATGAAACATTACAAATAACTAATCCTGAAGTTTTAAAAGCTAGTGATTTTGGTTCATTAAGAAATCGTGCAGATGTAGCTGTAGCACGTGATTTATTATCTGAAAAGCTTTATAACACAGCTATGAACTATGCTGAGTTAAATAAAGAAATAAAAATTGATGCTGATCCATATGCTAAGGCTGCATTTGACAATGCATTAGACAGATCTAACATGTTGCTTCAAGCTCAAATTGATCAGGCTAAAATGCAATTACAATCTCAGCTTAATGTTTCTGAAATGGAATATGAGATGTACCTTAAAGATTACTATGGTGACAGTCAGGGAAAAGGTAGCGGCAGTGGCAGTGGAAAAGGTAATAACGGTATTGATCAAAGGAATCCATATTCTCAAGATGGTTGGTTATTAGGTGATGAGCTTACTGTTACACCAGGAGGTTCTGGTACAGATGGTGAACAGTTAACAGGAAATTCTATTAAAAGTATTGTAGAAGGTGAGGTAGCTGCATACGAAAATATTACTGCACCTATATTACAAAGTTTTGCTACAACACTTGATAAACTTTATGAAACTGCTGTAGGATCTAATCCAGATGAAGCTCTTGTTGCAAGAGAAGCAATTCTTAAAGCATTTAGTGCTTATTTAAAACCTGGACAGGGACAAGCCGCACTTAAAGCAAGCAATCAAGAATACGCTAATTGGTTTAATTTATATAAAAATCAAGTTGATCTTTCTGGAGTATCTTTTTCTGACCCATCTAAAAATGATAAAGGTGATTATCAACCATCTTTTTTGGAAAAGAATGTGGCTAATTTAAAATCTGCACTTGGTGATTCTGCAGTACTTTCAATATTAAAGTCTAAACTTAATATGAATCAGATATATTCAAGTTTAGATCAATCAGAACTGAATTTAGCTTTATTAAGAGTAGCCCGTGAAAACCAGGCGTATAACAATGAGCTTGTATCAAAAAGAACATTACAAGCGGTAGGTCCTATTACATCAGTATTACCTGCAAGAATTGATGTTGAAAAAAGAGGTGACCAATTTCATGTAAAGTATTCTGATGTTGATCCTACAATAGAAAAAAATATTTTAGTTGAAACTAACCAAGCTATTAATGAAAGATACAACACATTAAAAAAAGAGAATCCTAAAAAAGAAAGTGGTGATTTATGGGATGATGCTCAAGAGTATGGAAAAGAGTACTATACTAAAAAAATGAAAGCTTACTTTCAAGGACCGGGTATGGCAAGCTATTCATCTATGTCAGATAATGGACCTTTTGGTAGTATGACTACTAGTGGTGGAGCACCTATATTATATAAATGGAATGGTGAGCGTGTTAGTGCAAATGATGCGGAAAGAGGTTATAAAACAAAAAATCTTGAAGAAACTCTTAATAATAGATTTGACGTAATATCAAAGACATATAATAAAACATGGAACACAATTGGTGGTGCTGTTGATCAAGCTGCAGCATTGGCAAGAGGAGAAGATCCTAATAATATAGAAAAATTAAAAACTCTTACGAGTACTTTATACGGCAGTAATGCAGGAGGAGGCTTGGTGGGAAAAGTATATAGGTCAGATATTGATGGTGCTTATGCTAAAAATCCAGGGAACTCTGATTATAGACAAGTCTTTACAGATTTAGAAAACTATATGCAAACTCATAAAAAAAATGATGGGTCATTTACATTATTTTCTGGTAAGCTTAGTGGTGGTGATGATTTTGATATTAATGATGTGTTAGGAAAAGACTTTAATGATGAAGCCTATCAAGTATTACAGCAATTACGCACAGATATGAGTAACGCCGGTTCTTGGAAAAGTAATCAAGCTACAAGACCTCGTGCTTTAATGGATGTAAGATTTAATGTTGCAGGCTCAGGTTTTGATGCACTTACTTTTAGAGTTGATGGTGGATATATTAAAGGTCTTAAAGAAAGTGCGTCTAAAGAATTAACTCAAGAAGAACAAGCTTCAGAAGTATCTTCATCTAGTTTATCTGATGCAAGAGAATATACCTTAATGGTACCTTCTGGAAGTTTTAATAACGAGTTTATGACACAGCTTAAAAAAGGTGACGTTTATAAAGATTACGTTAGAAATGTAGGACCTATTAATATTAACTATAATGATGTTGGTCGTCAAAGATTTTCAGGTAATGCAACTATAAGATTTGATCAACCTACACAATCGTATATTGCAGCAGGTCAGATAAACATGATTGATCCTAACACAGGAAGTGTTATACAAGATCCTAATGGAATTATAAATACAGTATTAGGAGAAAATGACAATCTTGGAATTTGGAAAAAAACAACTGAACAGTTATTAGAAGTTAGGAACCAACAACTAATTAATGATTTCCGCACATGGAATCAATATTATAAGAAAAGTAAATAATGGAAGAAAATACTGAAACTACTCAAGCTACTAATCCTTTGTTTACTTCTGAGGATTTATCACAATCACTTGCGACACCGCCAGTTTTTCAAAGTAATTCAGGTACACAATTACCGGATGCTAACGTGCCAGCATTTAGCTCAAATAACTTACCTGATTTATACACTAGTAAATTTACTCCAACACCTCTTTCACAGGCTTATAGGAATATTGGAGGTAACGGTTTAACCGGACCAAATAATAATGTTACAGGATCATCCATAGCTGATTATTTAAATAATGGAAACTTTTCTTATGATCCTAAATCAGCAGGTGCAATAAGTATATACGGAGCTGCTAATAATGGTTTAAATTTTGCAAAAGCTTATAATCATTCCGCATTTGATAGACTTGGATTTTCACCATACTTAGACAATACAGATAGATACTTAGGATATGCAAGTGGCTGGGAAGACTTTAAAACAGCCGTTGCCCCCAATAGACTATTTAAAGCAGGTATGGTTGATCAAGCAACTAACTGGTTTGAATGGAATAAACCCACAGATCCCGCTGCGGCAAGATTAATGACAGATACAATGGAGTTGTATCAAACTAACAGAGGTGGTTTTTGGGGTGGTGCTGCTAATACCATGTCTTCTTTACAATATTCCATGGGAGCTGTTACTGAATTTGCTTTAGAAGAAGCAGCTCTTGTAGGTATTACAGCTTTATCAGAAGGATCAGCGGGTGGTGTTAGCTTTTTAAGAACTGTACGTAATGTAGGTGCTTTAGGTAGAAGTATCAGAGTTGGTGCTGAACTATTAAATACAATAAAAACTGTAGATAGAGCTAAAGACTTTTGGCAAGCTGCAAAGTTTGCAGGAGTTGGTGCAGGAAAAACAGCCAACGCATTAATAAATCCTTTCTATAGAACAACAAGTAATGTATATGATACCTATAAAGGTGTCAGAGCTGGTAGAACTATGGAGGAGTTGTCTAAAAATAAAGCTTACTTTGGTGATTTTTTCAGAGATGCTTCTGAAATAAACATGGCTTTATCGGAAGCGCGGGTTGAAGGAGGTACTGCACAGAATGACATATATGATGGTATTTTAAAAGCAAATCCAAATCTTTCTCAAGAAGATGCTCAACGTGCCTATGAATTAGCATTAAAGGGTGGTGGTGAAACTACAGCTTGGAATTCAATGGTAATCTATATGACTAACAAATTTGTATTTGACAGTTTGTTAGGAAGAATGCTGCCTAAGTCATCAAGACTTTTACAGCTAAGTGAATCTCTTGGTGGTAAGTATGTTATGGATAATGGTAAGAGAGTTTTTCTTGAGAATGGTGTTGGTAAAAATTTAAGAAGAGCTGTATTACCGTTTTCTAAAGAGGGTAAGCTTTTTTATAAACACTATCTACAAACAGCGCCTAGCAGATTTTCAAATTTTGCTTTAGGTAGTAGTATGGAGGGTCTCCAAGAAAATGCTCAGGAGATGCTAAATATTGCCTACACAGATTATTACACAACACTATATAACACACCTGATATTGCTCAGGCCAAGGGTCTAAGAGCTTCTATGTCTAAGGGTATTCAAGAACAATTTACAACTCAAGGTTTACAAACATTCTTAAGCGGATTTGCTATTGGTGGAGGATTAGGTACATACAGTAAGGCACTTAACTGGTCAATGTATAAAGCTCCAATGATTATTGCAGATAAAACCGGTATTAGTAAAGATTATAGTACTGCAAAAGAAAAAAGAGCAGAGTTTAGAAAACAGATGACTGATATAGTTACTGATCTAGACACCGATCCAATGTCATACTTTAATGCTATGGAAAATGACTTGGCTCACCAAGTTAATTTTTATGAGCATGTGTTTGCTTCTCAAAATGCTGGAGACAATAAACAAGCTAAGGTTAGTCAAGACGCCCAATTACTAAAACGTATACAAACCTTATTTAAAGCTGGTCAGGTAGACTTACTAAGAGATACCTTTAAAGAGTATCTCAAAATGTCTGATGAAGATCTTCAAGCAGCGTTTGCTGGATACAAACTTGAGGGTGACGCTAATAACAAACCACTAAGAGATAGAGTTGAAAATATTCTTAGTAAGGTAGATGTAATGGAGAAAAGCTTTAAAGAAGCTGAGAAAATAGAAAACCGTTACAATCCATTTAACTTTGATAGAACCAAAGAGCCGGAAAAATATAATGAGGAAGCATATAAGTATTTAGCAGTAGAGGAAGTTAAATTTGATTTAGCTTTCTTAAAAACAAATACAGTACTTGCTCAACAGTATATTGCAGATTTACTTGATAAAGCTGGTAAGATAAAACCTATTTCTAATATTTCAGGTACCCAGTTCACTAGCATTTTAACTAATAATGGAATCAAGACTGAGATTGATATGCTTAATAAAGAGCGTATTGCTTATGAACAAACTGCTACTACTTCGGATAAGGCTGCAGCTAGACTTGCACAGATTGATAATAGACTAGAGCTGTTAAATAAATACTTATCAGCTTATGAATTGTATGAGGATGCTAAGAAAAACGCTCCTGCTGATTATGTAAGAAATAGGTACCAAAAGAAAAAAGATGGGGAAACAGATCAAACTATAGACCCTGTTACAGATAAAATTGAAAGTCATGCTACAGATCTAAGAGATGCTTTCTTTGATGTTATAAAAAGTATGGCTTCTGAAGTTAGTGAAACACCATTATCAGAAAATATTGATGATGTGTTTGATTCACTAAGAGAGATGATAGATCATGGTGCAGATTTTTCTAATAGCATTGATTCATTAAATATGCTTTATGATCCTGCAGGATTTGAAGCACATCATGGTAGGATTAAACAAGCCTTAGAGAATGTGCATAAAATGCACAAGGAAAATAACACCAAGATATTTGATGAACTACAGCATAAAAAAGATTTAAATGCATTTTTAAATAATTTAATGCATAAGGGGATTTTCTATGACCCTAAGTATGCTCAGGCTTTTGAAGATGATTCGGTATTACCAGAAGCTTTTATTGATTCTACTACTATGGAAGAGCTTGATCACACAAGCCCTAAGTATAAAGATCTATTAGCTGAAATAGATAAATTTGAAAGGACAACTGGTAAAACTCTAAGTGGTAAACTAATTCCAGAGTTTCAACCTTTTGATACTATGACAAGAGTCAAACGGTCAAAAGATGATATCAGAAACATGTCTACATTATCTAAGCAATACGGTGCTTCTGAGGATACTACTGAATCTTATTCATCTACAGAAGATGTATTAGAAGCTTTGTCAAGAAGTCCACAGGCTACGCCTGCTGAAAAGCTGCTTGCTAAAAGACTTAAAAGTTTAGTAAGTAGTGCTGCAAGAGTAACCTTTGTTAGAAACCTTTCACAGCCTGTTAGCTATTCTGAAGCAACAGGTGTATTGATAGATTTAAGATACGTATCTATAGACTACTCTGGTGGTATTCTCAAAGCTGAGCCTATTATACTTAGTGGTATCTTAAAAGGTATTGTTAGTACAGAGTTTGAAAAGAATGATACTTTTAAAGCAAAAGCTCAAAACCTATTAAACATAGCTAAGCAAAACATATTAGATAAAGATAATAACTTTTCTCAAATGCCTTTGGGTTTAGACTCAGTGGAAAACTTCATTAGTGAAGCTTTGACTAATCTGAATTTTCAGATGACTCTTAGAACAATTGAGTATACTGGTGAAAGAGCGGCACCAAAGTCTTTATGGCAAGAATTTAAAAAAGCTTTAAGTGATTTTTTTACCAAGATTTTTAAATTAGCTCCTAGCACAAAACAAACATTACTTGATGAAGCTGTAGACCTTACAGCATTTAATATTGATCCTAATGCAAATATGGCTGGAAGTACTCCAGCTACTGGAGGTTCTTCAACTAACCCTACTCCTACAGGCGTACCGGTTACACAAGACATGCCTTTTGAGGAAATAGTCGGTATCCCCGAATATGCCCAAGCTTTAAAAATGTATTATGATGACATTGTTAAACAAAAGACAGCGCAAGATCCATCATTTGCTCCAACTGAAGATGACTTTAAAAAGTTTGTTACAACAGATCCCGTTGCTAATATCCTTATAAATAATATAAATAGTCAAACAGGAAGAGTAAATCCTAACGCTCAATCTCAACAACCTGGTTCTACTGCAGCAAATGGTACAAATGTACAAGCTGGTGTAGAGGTTATTTCAGATGATGACCTAAGAACATTTAGAGAAACTAATAATGTTTCAGATGATATCCTCACAGATATTAAAACTAGAAAGGAAAACGGTCAAGATCTTACACCTAGACAGCATGAGATTATGCAAGTTTATGGTGATATTGTCAATACAGCTATAACCCTTCAAAAAGAAAGTATTGTTCAAACTGAAATGCAGGATGCAATAATCATTGCTGAGGCTGAAAAGCTAACAATGCCAGAAATATTTGGTCCTAAAGAAGATTATCCATTTGGTGCTAATAAAACTTTTAACTTAACATATGGTGGTAAGCTTAATGTGGCAAGGGATCCAAGTGGTAAACTTACAGCTGTGTTATTTCAAAATGTTACAGCAGAGGACGTTGCTAAAGGCGGATCACCAAAACCTTTTTGGATCACAGCTATCTTAAATGATACAACACCTAACCTACAACCATTAAGAGATGCTTTACAACCTGTACAAGATAGGATTGATGAGATTGAAGCAAAGTATAACAAGCCTGTAGAAACTCAAGATAGTACTTCTATAGACACACAAGCTACTAGAAACACAGATTTATTCCCTGAGACAACAGAGTTTGCACAAGCTATTGGAGGTGGTATTGCAGGTTCTACTATTTCTAACTACTCAGAAGTAAATGGTATAGGTATAGCTGAGTATACTGGTGATGCATCAGGTCTTGTTGATGTACTTATGTCAGGAACAAGTAATAATGATTATGTAGGGTATGTGCGGATATATGAAAACGGAAAGCCAACAAACAGATGGACTTCTAAAATGTCTAATGAGTCCGCTAATAAAGAGGCATTTAAAACTATGCTGTCTGAAGTTCAGTCTAGACTTCCTGCTGATCATGAGTATACTGAAACAACTAATATATCTTTAGAGGGTCTTCGCGTTTACTCACAACAACTTGATAGAGGTTATGAAATTCTTACAGATGCAAGTGACAATCCTGTTACAAATAGTATTACTTTAAATCAGGCTTCAAAAGAAGGTCTTCAAAATGCAAAGACTCAAGAAGAGAAAGAAGCTTTGTATACTGAAATAAATGTTGCAACTAGAGAAGAATTTGATAAGATAAAAGAAAAGGTATTAGCTCTTATGCCTACTGCACGTGTGATGTGGAATCAGGCAAATAATACAGTTAACATACAACTTCCAGTACTTAAGAAAAAAGCGGGGTCAACAACTACAACGACTACAACTACTCAAACAGAACCAGAAAAGACTGAGGAGCAAGAAGTAAATGACGACATCAATAAAAATCCTGAAACTAGAGATGATGTTAATGAGGGTATGTCTGGGGTTGATAATGCTACAACAGAAGTAGAGAATGAGCTTAATGAAATTGAGCGTAAAGCTACTGAAGGTAAGGTCGCACCTCTAACAGAAAGAGCTAAGCAAACTCTTAATGATATTAGAGAAGCCTCTACTAAGCTTAGAGAATCTATGCAAACAAGCTATGGTAGAATGGTACCGGCTATGAATAATGCATATGAGAAACTTCGCCGAGCACATAAAAATACAACAGGTAAAGTACGTGAAAAGCTTAAGACTTTATTAGATAGAGTACTTAAGTTTATGCGTAAGCTAGGGACTATTGTAAAAAATACATATCAGAATGTAGCAAAGAGAAGAGAAAAGTCTGCTATAACTCCTATTGATACTTTACCATCCATAACAGTAACAGGTCTAGAAAGAGAAGATAACAGCTTGAATCAGTTATCAGATTTTATAACAGATCTTTTAAACACTTATGGATTTTCCCAATTTTTCTCTGCTAACGGTTTTGCTATTAGCCCGGAAACTATTAGAAACCTAGATACCGCTGGTACTAAGTTTGGTGACTCTGTATTACTTGGTTACTCTAGTCCTATGGAAATTACCCTACATAAACTTATACATCAATATATTGATAGCAAAGTTAAGGGTATTGCAATGGAGCGTTTTGATAATAAAGCTAAAGTTAGAATTGAGGCTATCAAAACTATACTAGGACAAAAGATTGCAGAAGGCTACCCATACCAAGATACTTTAGATAAACTCAACTATATATTAGATAAGAATCCTGCACACCAAGTTGCAGCTTACTTCTTAACTAACCGTGAGTTTAGAGTATTAATGAGCAAGCTATCTGAAGATTCATATAGATATCTTGAGATTCTTGCTAAAGATATGACTGGCTTTACAGATGCTAAAGTTAGAAAACTTGTTGACCTGCAAGAAGGTCTTGGTATGGCTGATGATGAGTATAATAAATTTGAGGCTAACAGTTCTAAAAGCCCAATGACTGTATTATCTGAATCTATTAATAATACTGATGGTAAGGATGCTGTGGGTAATCTAGCAAATCAATTAGCTGCACCTATAGAGGAACTTGTAAAAGAAGAGGCTACAGCTGAAGAACTTCAAGAGATAGCTGATAAAGAAAAGAAATCTGTGACTGAAATCATTACAGATATTAAAAATGCAGTCACTAGATATTTTAGTAGTACTACTCTTGGAAGAGCTAAAACAAATTTAGATCAAGCACCCAAAACTAAGAAAGATGGTATCATAAGAAGAATTATCAAAAGACTTAGAAATGTTCTTATTGCAATGAGTATGGCCTCTGGTCTTTATACAGGTGTTGCAGGTTTTGATATGGGTGTTAATTCAACAGTGGAAGAAGATATGGCAAAACCAACATGGAGTGTTGGCAATGCTATTGATAATACTATGTACTGGTTACCCGTATCTGATGCTTATAAGCAAACAATAATGCGAGGGTTTATTAAATACGGTCTTTATGATATATCAAATGTTAAAGAAGAGACTGTTGAAGATGTTGCAAACGCTCAAGCAATTAAGGATAATGAAGACCGCCTAGCATATATACAAGAAAATACTTATTTTCAAAGTTTAGGTGCTGTTAAAGATGGTCAAGGTTCTGGTACTGATAGTTTATTAATGTACCGTAATCAATGGTTTAATGATGTAGGATTTGAATACCTTGCCGGACCAAGTAACTCAACTAGAGATCGCGTGGGTCAAATGACTTTTGATAATACAGTTGGTGTTGCACATTTCTATATCATGGATGATGTAGGTGGTGACCTTAGTAGATATACTACTACTGAAAAGTTAAATGAAGCAAGAGAAGTATTTAAAAAGAGAATAGGTACCTATGACATTAAACCAACAGATTATGTACCTGTATTCCAATTCATGCCGCAAAATGCTCAAGGTGAAAATACTGTAAAGCTTAAGTACAAAATTGCATCAGAGCTTAGTAATGATGACATTGCTGTCACTAAACTTTTACAATGGAAATTTGCAGATATTAATTGGGATTCCCAAGAATCTTTGTACAAAGCTTCTTATTGCTTAACAACTAAAGCAGGTGTCAAAGCACAAAGTTTTACTTTTAGTAAAGGTGCTGATGGCAAAAGCAAGTATAGTAGATTTTCTGGATCAAGTATTGTTTTTATATTCAAAGACCAAAAAGGTAATACTATTGTAAGAGAGTTTACTGGTAGTATTAATGGTATAAAAAAAGAAGCTGAGTCTATTATGAAAGATTTCAGTGTTGAACCAGAAGATCTTACATTAGGAGCTTTTGATGCGGGATCTTTTAGTGCTAAGCCAAAAGCTAAAAATGGCGCTCTCGATACTAATCAATGGGATGGCTTTAATAAGATACATCCTAATGCTGGGAGCTCTCTGGTAATACCGGTAAGTAGTACAAAAAGAACTATCAGCTTATCTGATATCAATCCTTCTCAATCAGAAATAAATACTATTATTAACCAAAAAACTAAAGCCTGTAAGTAATGATTCAATGTTCAATTATATATGACGATGCTGGCAATGTTAGTGAAGTTCTAGCACCTAATGGCTTAAACTCTTCATTATATGAAAAGTTATTGCAGATTTCTGATAATGATTCTAAACAAGCATTAGGCAAATGGGCGGCGACTTATACTAAAACTTTTATAAAAGAATTTGGTAATTGGGAAGCTATAAAAAGAGTTTATGATAACCCCTCAATTAGTTCTTCTGATACAGCTATAGTGTATAGTCAGCAACCGACTAGTGACGTTAGACTAGAGACTCTAGATAACATTAGATTTGTAGATACAAGAATTGGTTTTTTAGATTTTGCAGATTCACGTGTTGCCAACTTAGTCAAACTTTATAATAATGCAAATAGAGGAGAAAACTTTAAACTGGATTACAATGATCCAAATTTAGCTGTAACAGCAAAAAAGTTCTTTGATTTTGCAGCAGTGGCTAAAGTCCGCGGTTTTTATGCAGGTCCCACTATAGACTCTAATGTATTGGTAGTATTAGACAATACGGCTATATCTGGATATAATAAATTTTCTAATTCCTTAGATGCTAACGGGGAACCTATATTATTTGGGACTGCTAACGGATTCAAATTCAATCCATTACAATTGCCTAAACTTACTACAGATGAAATTCGTAACTCTGCAGAAGCCAGAGCAAGATTTCTTGTTAACAGGCCAAATATTTATGTAGGCATGACTGCTCAGTCTGCTATTAAAGCCATTAATAAAAGTTTTGGTAAGACTACCACACCGGATCAAGAATTTATTGGTTCTGATAAATACACAGCTCTTGCTAATGAGGTAAGACAGTTTAATACAACGGCTGGTCTGGGCTTTGGTAAAATTGAAATAAGACAATTATCTTCAGGAGATTATAAACTAGCTGTTTCAAAAACACCACTTAAGCTAACTTTAAGTCCAGAAGAATCCCTTAATCTATCTGCAATTAAGGAAGGTATTAACCAAAAAATTAAAGATAAGTTTTTAGAGTATACTCAAGTAGAGGAGTTAAATCAAGCTTTTGAATCCGTAGTAGACTCTTATATTAGAGATATTTCAGGTTTTAATGCAAAAGGTGTTACAATTGAATCTATAAGTAATGCTTATAGTGAAGCCCAGGATAAACTTTTAGAAGGTAAGACAAGCCGTATCCAGTTTAAGAAAAATGATATTATTGTTACAAATGATGGACAAATTGGCTACTTAAGAAAGGTGGATACTGATAAATTCACTATCTTAAATAAAGAAGGAGAACTTATTGAAATTAGTAAAGATGATGTTAAAGGTCTCATGATAGATGATGTGCCTGTTTCTCTTAAGCTAGATGCTGACTTTAAAGAAAGCTTTAACATAAGCAAAAGTGTTATTGAGCGTTATATTGAAGATCCACAAAAAGTAGCAGAATCAATAAGTAATGTTAGGGATAGTGACGGTAATTTTGTTAAATTTGATCAGAATTTTTTAAACGCCTTAAAGTGTAAGTAATGAGTTGTCCTATAAATAGCGGTCAAGAATTTTTTGAGGGAGTATTAGCAGAACTTCATAAGATTATGAGGAACAGCCAAAAGTTTAACCTCAATGATTTTATTAAAATGATGTATGACAAAGTCCAAGAAGAGGTTGGTGATGACACCAGCCGCCAAGGGCTTGCCGTAGATGTAATAAAAAATCTACCTAGAACAATCATTGCTACAGGTGCTGATGTACCGCTATTAATGTACCTTTCTAATAATGGTCTTAATGTATTAGATCTTGTTAGATTGGCAAATCAATTTGAGAACATTACTCCTATTGATGGTCAAACAGATATGGAAGCTGTTGAGCAAGCCGTCTCAGACTTATTAGGCCTAGGAAAAAAACAAGCAGAAATTGCTCAAGACCTTAAAGACAAAGTTCTTTATGGGGGATCTCAGCTAGAAAACCCAAGAGTTCAAAAACTTAAAAGTGAAGAGTTTGAGGCAAAACCGTATAGCATATCTTCTACAACAATGGTTACATACCAGCTAGTTGATAATGATGGTAATGTAGTTTCACAAAAACAAGCTAAAGAACGTGGTATTACACCTAAGAAAGAACTAAGGCCGGAGACCCAATATTATGCTGAATTTATCAGACACATTAGCGGTGCTATTGATACAGCATCTGCAACCGGAGGACGTGTGTTATTACCTGGAACAGGTATCCCTATTTATATAACTGCAAAAACACTAGATTCTATTCCTAAAAATCAAGTATATGAGAGCTTCACTACTAAAATGATGAAGGACATATATGATCTTGTGCAGGTAATTACTGACAGAAATGGTAACCCTATATACTTTGATCAAAACTATAATATCACATCTGAAAAAGATGGTAAGATGATATACTTTAGATTTAGAAAAGAAGATGCTAGTATTCAAACAATTAATGATGCTGTAAAAAGCTACCTTAAAAATTATATATTTACCAAAGAGTCTCAAGGTCAACAAGTTACAGATCAGGACCTTGCTGTTGAAGAGGCATTATTTAGAAAAAGATATGCTGCTCAACTTGATGTAAAAAACAAAACTGTAGAATACCTTAAGAAAAATAGTGAAGGTTTTGTAGTAAGTGAGATTAATGGTTTTTCAAATGGGTTTATTGACTCAAAATTCTTTAAGGCTACACCGTTAAGAGCAATAAATACTTCAGGACAAAATGTAAGAGTTGAGTTAACCGAAGCTTTAGGGCAGTATCAGAAATCACATGCCGTATTAAAGATAGGTAGTCAACCACCTGTAGGCATATATAGTTACGGAGTTCCTGACAAATACGTAGATCTTATAACAGATTTTCTTACTGAGGATGTCTATGACTCTGAAGATCCTGGTAAAAAGGTTATGAGTAACTTCAATAAGTCAAACATTATTGATCAGTATTTATATAAGAGTAAATCAGATTTTGCAATATCTAAAGTTGATGATGACAAGTTTCTTGTAAGTTTAGGTACAAACATATCAGGTCAGCAAGTAGATAAAGCTACGGCTAAAGATATGATTAGAAAGTATCTTACGGAAAAACAAGACCGTGAAACTAAGTCAGGAGTAAAACAAGGTAATAAAATTCTTAATATTAGTAAGAAGTACTTAAATGATTCTCAGGCATTTAATGACTTTACATTAGAGCCAGCAGAAAATGGTATGTTTAAGATGGTACCAACTGGTAAAACTTACATGGATTTTATCTTTGATAACTTTACAATTGAAGCAGACTTAGATGCTAATGGTAGACTTAGAGGTGAAAACCCTTATCTAACATTTAGTCTTAAGAATATTCAAGAAAGTAGGGATAAAATATCTCCTCCTAAAGAGGTGCCGGTAACTCCTACAATTGATTTAAATACACTACCTGATTTTTCTAGTCCGGCAGATATTCCTATAAACGATCTTGATGACATCTTTAATAAGATCAAGAATAACAAAGGATTATCTAAAACACTAGCACAGAAGTCATTAAATAAAAATGAGTTTGCTTCAGATGAAGAGCTTAGAGAAGTTCTCGATCTTACACAAGAGTGGTATAAAACCACTAAGTTAGATCAGTCATTCTCACTTAATGTATTATTTAATGTGGTTAACAGTAATGCTGTTGCTACATGGGTTAAGGACGCTATAAACTTATACGCCGGATCTGACTACACAGATTTATTCCACGAGGCATACCACGGGTTTACCCAGAAGTTCCTTACTAAAAAACAAAAAGAAGATCTTTGGGATGAGCTCCGTAATATAAATGGAGACAAAACCTTTACAACATTTAAAGGTCAAACCAAAGCATTTAAAGATGCAACAAATAGAGAATTAGATGAGTATCTAGCTGAGGAATTCCGCGACTACATGATTAAAAATGCAAAAGTTGAGGTAGGTCGTCGTAAAGCTGATAATATCTTTAAGAAGATATATAACTTCCTTAAAAATTTGTTTGGAAAATCTGCAGGTAAAGACAGCACATTACGTGCAGCAACAACATATAATACGTCATTACCTCTTATTAATGAGATCTTCCAAAAACTTGCACTTGGTAATATAGATGAGTATATACCAAGCGATGATAATATTATAGACCAGTACTTGGAAAAAACCATTGTTTCAAAAGATGGTATGGACGCATTATCCAAAACTGAGTCTGAGCAAATAAATTCTGCAGCTAGTTCAATTATATCCGAGCTTGCTGATAGATTAAACGCAAGTCAAGGTACTGCTGAATATACAACTCAGTTATTAGTAAAGCCTAGTAATAGAACTTTAGCTTATCAGTACATCCAAAGATCTTTTGCTAATAGATTAGCTGCTATTGTTCAGGATTATAAATCATTAGTTCAAACGCAACCTGCTGAAGACACACCTCAGTACAATGAGTATATTAGCAATAAGGCAACACTTGAGTACCAAATTCGTGTTTTAAAAACAACACTTGATAACTTTGGGGATCCTGGTACTCCTAAAAATACATTTGGGTTTGTTAAATTCTTTGAGGATAATGGATATCCTATATTACACCTTAAGAAGCTTGAGCTTGATGAGGACTTTGATGAGACTGTATATGTAGCTGAGCAATCAAAAGGTTATGATCTTACCGGTAATGAGAATGCTATGACAGAAATGGCAAGTAAGCAAACACTTGCTCTTGTTGAGAGTCTTCATTTACCTAAGCTGAATCCAAAAGGCGGTTATGCAGAACCTATACTTGATACCAAAACAGGTGAGCTTAAATATGATTTTGAGAAAGATGTATTTGGTTTTAAGAAACTTGTAGACTTTGATGTAGTATGGAACCGTCTATCACAATTATTAGATAACACGGATCCTGATGAGCAGGTATTTAAAGCAAAGCTAGCAGCTGAGGCAAAGGATTATCCTTGGATTTATCAGTTGTTAGAGAAACTTGGTAATGAGAATACAATGGATGCGTGGACATCTGGTGTATGGGGTAACTTTGTTAAAGACTTTAACTTTACTAGAATTAGTTTAAAGCAGTTACTTGTTGAAGAGACAAGAGCATCAGATGGTACCAAGTCTGCATCTGCTACATTTGGTGTTACATCAAGTAGTTCAAAATCAGCAGCAGTTGAGTGGGAAGAAGACTTCCAGTTAAATACTCTAAACCCTTACATGATTTATGATGAGACTGGTAACAAGCTGGATGTAAAAAAAGTTCTTGATGCATTCCGAGTAAACTATGCAGGTAGAGAATTAGACTTCTTTAAAGCTATAGGTATTAAATTAGTTAATAAACCTGAGGTACTTAAAGCAATTTTAACAGGGCCGACCAAGAAAGGATCAGGCCGTGTACAAGACTGGATTAAAAAACTAATAGCTATTGATGCTGCAGGATATGAAGTAAGATCTATTAGAGATATTGTCATTGATAGAAAAGACCTTGAGAAGGACGGAGAGACACTTAAGTTTCCTAACCTTGCTACTATATATAAAACATTACAGAGTTTACATCTTAAGTATGCGGATGACAGATCTGACTTCATGGCTTTACGTCCAGATGGAAATGCTCAGTATGAGTTTACAAGAAATAGTACTGTAACTGTGCAGCTTAGAGGTTTAAATCAATATGCTACATATGCAGAAATGATTGCTGATGCAAGGTTTAAACATTATGACATGAAAGTTAATCCTTGGATTGAGGATAGCTACTTGATGAATGACATGTATGACCTTAAGGGTGACGGCTCTAGAAAAAAAGATGCATTTGGATACAAAAACGCACAAATAGATTTAGGTAACTTATCAGGTACTAGCTTTTTAGTAAATGATCTTGGTGATGGTCTTGCTAATATTGACTTAGATGATTACTCAAAGTTAGTACAAGATATACATGTAGTTATGCTTAACGGTTCTACTGAAGGACCACGCGCTGCAGGTAAGCCATTTACATTATTAGTAAACAGTAATGCTCGTGACTTCTATGTAGCTCCTGAAGACTTTATCAGTATGCCTGGGGCAATTCAAGCTACAGCTCCTCAAATGATTGTTAATCAAATGATTAAGTATTTGAGTGCCGAGGTAGAGCGCATGAAATGGCTAAAGGCTAACCCTGATAGTTTTGCAGCAAATGCTCCTGTAGGTAAAGTTAAATATGGAGAGATAGGGCAAGACTTTTCGGTATTCTCAAAAATATTATCTAATGCTACAAAAGATGCTATACGTAGTATAATAGATAAATCACAGGATGAGAAATTAAAAGATATTTTACTTACACCTGAAGAGAATATTCAAAACTTAAGATCTGCAATTGCAAAAGATATCCTAGAGTATTTTGGTAAAATTGCAAATGATACAATTGGCGCACTTACTTCTGTACAAAAACTTTATCCAGAAGCAAATGTTTATATTGACGCGAATGTATTTAACACTGTAAGGTCTAGAGCAAGTAAGAAAGGAATTACACTTGCTATTCCCGATAATGTTGCAACAGCAGCAATTATACAATCTTACGTAGTTAATGCATGGATCCATAATTTAGAGTTGACAGTATTACTATTTGGTGATCCTGCGCAGTATGATCATAAAAAAGAAGACTTTTCAAAACGTATTGCACCATTTCAATCACCAGGAGTATTTCCTATATTGTCAAAACCTAGATTAAATTATGCTAATGAGATATTAGGTAGTCCTTATGTAGACTCACCTTGGTTTACAGGAGTCAAACCTGATATGAAAAAAGCTTTTGGTGAAACAGCAAACGTTGTTATATTTAAGGAGGCTGTTAGAAAATCTGTTTACTTAGATACTTGGACAAAGGCTGTGCAAGATGCTGATTTAGAAGCACTTAAAAGAACAGAAATGTACAAAGAGGCGTCTCCTGAAATGCAGTCATCACTAGAAAAGAAAGTAGCTGATGATGTTTCTGAGATGATGAATGAAGCATATGAAGCCATGAAAGAGGGTGATGGTCAAGGATGGGGAGCGTTTGACTTTTATAGATTTTTATCAGATGCGATGGGGGCTTGGAACCCACAGCAAGAAGAGCTATACCAAAAGATTTTAAAAAAGGAAAACATAACGCTTTCTAACTCAAATCTTACTAAGATATTTCCTGTATTAAAAATGCAATATACAGGCCCTTATATGAATGAGGGCTTACCTGTTGTAGGACTTATTAAGTTCTCATTATTTCCACTTATACCTAATGTTGTTCAGAATACCTTTTTAGAAGATATCCATAACAAATTAGTTGAGAAAGGTGGTGACTTTGCTACATATGAGAGTGGTAGTAAATTAGCAGGTGTAAGTTCCCCATTATGGAAAAGTGTGCAAGATAGAACTACAGTTTTAAATGACCCCGGATATAAGTTTGATATGAATGTTATTCATCTTGGGTACTTTAAAAAACAAGCTGAAAACAAAGATGAGTATAAAGAATCTACAAACTTAGCTACGCAGCTTAGATCTATTATTACTAATAACTTTAATGAGTTCGGCGTACCCGCAGACTATGAATCTGACTTACCAGCAGGTGAGCGTATTAAAGCTTGGGAAAAATTGTCTGATTCAGACAAACTATACTACCCTAAATATAAAGCATATCAAGAATACAAACAGGCTTTATTAGATCTTACATTAGCTAATACAGAAAAGACCTATAAGAAATTTGGTCAATCTGATAAAAAAGGTAATAGAGCTAAGAATATAGAAGAACTTGTTAGATACCTTAAGGAGCAGCTTGCTGTTCTCAACATGCCGTCTCACGTAATTGATAATATATCATTTGATCCTGCTACCGGAAAGATATCTACGGATCTTAGTTTAACTTTTGGTGCTGATGAAATTGAGAAACTATTAACTAGTATTATAAACAAGACAATTGTGAAACCTAAGATTACAGGTGACCAACTTGTTCAAGTAAGTAATTCTGGTTTTATGTCTAAAGAATATCAGGAAATTCTTGATAAGTACAAAGATGCTGATGGTAAGTTAGACATGGCCCGTGTAATGAAAGAACTAGGCTCTGGGGATTTGCCATCATATACCACAGACTCTGATGGATACATTGTACCTCAGGGTGTAAAGATTGCAATGCGTAAAGAGTTTAAACCTTTATTAAAAACTACAGCAGTTCAAGATCTTGCATTACAAGAAAATATTACACCGCTTCAGGCATTAAACAGATTAATCCGCAATGAAGAATGGCTTAATCAGCGTATGGATGATACAGTTAAAAATAAAGATCTTATAAGCTTTGTTTCTGTGCGTATCCCTACAGCTAAAGAAAACTTTATTGAGTATAGCCAGGTATATGAATTTCTAGAAGAGAGTGCAGGGCCAATTTTTGTTGGACCAATGGAGCTTGTTGGTAAGTCAGGTACTGACTTTGACAATGATAAACAGGTTAGTTACTTTCCAAATTTATCATTTAAAAGAAATTTTACTAATGAATTTCTTAAACCCATAGCTGATATTTATTCAGAACTTAACTTATCTGTTAAAAATCTTAATAGAATTTTTGATTTAGCAGAAGAAGATGGTGTAGATTCTTTATCAGAAGAAGATAGAAACATCTATGATATTGGTTCCAAAGCATTAGATAATAAGGTTAAGTTATCAACTTTAGGAACCAGAGGGTCTCAAAATAAGGTGCTTAGTAGTATGAAAAATATGATAAAGTATAATATGACTCTATCAGATTTTGTAAGACCTGTAACTATTGTAAATGCTAAATCCCTGGCTGATAAAGCTGCAAAACAATTAGAATCAGAAACACCGTATAGTCCTAAAAGAAATCAAGACGGTAGCTTGGGTAGCAGTATTAATCCTACTGCTATTTTTGAGCCTTTATATAACATTAAGAAACTTAGTGAAAATAGTGTAGGTTTTAAATCCCTAGGTATTGGTGCTGTTGGTATTAAGTATAACCCGTTGTTTAATGCAGCAAACCTTGCATTAAAGATGACATACCAAACCGGCAGAAATAAATATACTAAAGATGTTAGTATTAAGTTTGCTCATAATACTATATTCATTAATGAGGTGCCTTACATATCACTAGCATCAAACTATTCAGCAAACAGCTATAAGAAAATTGCTAACCAGCTTGAAGAGTTACTTAATGGTTGGGTAGACGTGGAGAAAGATGCATGGATATTCTACCTTAACGGTGTTAAGATAGTAGCTCCTGTAATGACAACATTATTAGAGGCCGGTGTATCACAAGAAGATATTGCAGCTTTTGTAAACCAACCAATTGTAAGAGATTACGTTAGAAGACAAGCATTATTAGCTAGTCCTTTTGCAAAAATCTTAAATATAGCACCTGAAAATCCTAATTACGCTCAAGGAAAAGCTCGAGCCGATATTGTGAAAGCTTTAGGTAATGTAACTGATGAAGATGGCACCCATTATTATGAAACAAGTAAATGGTTTTCAGAAGGTTTAGCTAAATCTGTAGGTCTAAAATTATTAGATGAAAATGAGACTAGGACTGCTAAGTTCCAATTTAACCAGAATCTTGAGGCCGCAATACAGAAATTTTACAATGAGTTTGAAGAAGCAAATGGTTATGAACTAACACAATTTAATTTGTTTAATGCGGGAATACTTAATCCAAATGTTGGTAAGCCTGCAGGTAACTATTCAGATCTAGATATTGCTGTACTATTTGAGTATTTTAAAGCTGAGGATTTATCAAAAGCACCTAAGGATATTAAGCAAAATATAAACTTTGACACTAAAAAAGAAACTACCATATTTGATATGGTTCAAAAAGATGCTGCTTCAAAGCTTTTAATATCCGATCCAAGATTTTATGGACCATCAGTTGAAAAACTATTTAGTGACTCTGTAATATCTATGTTCAATGTTGCTGATGTTGCTAAGGATCTTCTTGGCGATAATCTATTTGCTTTAAGAGAAAAAGAAGAAGTAAATGACTTTATCAAACAAAATATTCAGAATATTGCTGCAATTAGTAATAAATCTTTTGCCGGTGATTTATCAGGTACTATTAAAGAGTTTAAGAATGGTTTTGTACAATTCTTATTACAAAACTATATTAATGAAGTTAACATTGATAAGCTTAAGTCTTTTAGCGGTCTTATTGTAAAAGATGAAATACCAGTTGAAGATGCACCTGCACTTAGATCTTTTGGAGCATTTGTTCAAAATGGAATTCTATATGTAAATAGAGATGCAATTAAGAAAAATTATACAAATCTTTTAACTGGTGATTTAAGTAATCAAACAGTGGGTACAGCTCCCGTGACCCCGTTTATGTTTAGCTCATTAAAAGAATATGCAAATTTTGTTCTTACTAGAGAGGTATTGAGAGATACTCTTGATATAGAGACAGTAATGGCTAGCCCTGAATTTGCTGACTCTAAGAAGATTATTATTGATATGCGATCTAAGCAAGGTACCTTGGCATCATTACCTATTGCTGTAAAAACTATAACTTCAGGAATTGATACTGAGTTTGATCAACTTGTTTTAGATATTGCACAAGATTTAGGTTTAGAAACTAAAGGTTATACTAAAAAAGTTGTAACACAAGATACGATTAATAAGGAGTACCAACAAATTATTAGAGATAAGTATGGTGTATTAGAAGCCTCTAGTGAAAAAGCAATGTACTCAGAAATTTTAAATTTAGAAAGTTCAGATGGTACAGTAGTAATCGGTAATGCTAATAGCACTAGTGTTAAGATATTAGAGGATGTTGCTAAACGTAGAAACATTCCTTTTATAGTTAATCCGAGCGCTTTTGCACTTAGAAAATTCTTATCGGAAAACAACATCAGAAATCTCAATATATCAAACAATGTTGCTACTATAAGTGAGAAGAACAAAGAAATCTATAAGCAAATTTTAAGCATTGCGTTAAAACCTATTAAAGATAGTGCGGGAGGTACAGTACTAAGACAGGCCTATGAAATGGTTCTTAGAGATAAAGCTTTAGATGCAGTTTATAATAGTTATAAAATATTTAGAGGGTCCCCTGAAAATGGACCTTCATATGCAGAAAGAGTATACGATCTAAAAAATAAATACCCGGGTATTGATGAAGCGTACCCTTTGTTAGGTACTTCTGGATTGCGTATTGCATATCAAAAAGGTAACAAGACAGGTATAAAAACTTTAAAGCTTGCTACTAAAAGACCATCATCAAATTACATAGAGAGATTGCGTGAAGACTATGAAGCTTTGTCTAATCCTGCAAAAAACATGTTTAACATTTCTTATAGTGATAAAGAAGAAATTGCTAAACTTATGAGTATGTTGCCTATGGTAATTAGTTTATCTACGGGTATATCTGCAAAAGGTGAGCATGCATTATGGAAAGTGGTTCCTGATAATAGTATACTAGCTCTTAAAAAAGAAGCTGTTAAAACAGCAACTAAAGAAGGTAAGATACCTAATAATGTACTCTCAGCATATCTTATAGGATTTGCTTCACAAAATGCTATATCAAACTTTACTCTTAGAAATAGATATAAAAATTATATTGCTCCCGATGTATTTACTAAAATGGGACTTGAAAAACCTACAGGACTTTTAGACGATGAGTCAGCCGTATCATCTGGAGGAGCTATAACGTTTTCAACTAATTCATCTGGTAATAGAGTATACACAATTAAAAATACTAAACCTGCTGATATAGAAAAGCTTGTAAAAATTCAACCGGGAACTGTCTTTTTATTTAACGGTACAACAAACCCAGATTATAAACTTGCTAATATTGGTAATACTGTTGGTGTAATGAATCATTTAGCCGTAAAGTACCCTAATGTACTACCTATTAGAACATTTGGTAATATGTATAGCGCCGCTGATTCTTTGAGTGATGCTACATATGAGGCTAATGTTCAAATGATAAATGAGGACATTGCCCGAATTGAAGAATACTTGCGTACTATACCAGGTAATACAAGTGTTATTATGCCAGAACTAGGACTTGGTCAAGGTATGCTAGGTGCAAGTGACTTTAGAAAAATACCACCTAATGCACTTATGGCAAAAGCTCCTAAAACTTTCTTATATTTGTCTCAACAGTTGCTTGGTCATTTTGGAATAGATAATATTAATTCAGATTCTGAAGTAGTTACGCAAGAAGCCGGGCCGGCAGATGCAACATTTGTTACAGATGCAATGGTATTGGAGGTTATCAATCAAAGATTATGCTTTAAACAATAATGAACATGTATTGCGGAGTAGATACTAGTAGCCCAGAGTGGGCAAAATTAAGTTCTAACACAGAAGGTGTTGGATTATTTGAAGCTGTAAAAGATGCAGTATTTAGATCAAATGGTATGGTCCGTCCTGTAGAGGATGTAGTACGCTCTATCATAAAAGAGAATCCTTCTAGAATATTAGAGTTTAAAGATCGCTTCCCTGAAATTGCAGAAGAATTTTTAGAATACAAATCAGAATTTACAGTAGGGACCGACGGTCCTTTAGGAAGCGAGATTGATTTATATATAAAAGCAAATCTAGATTCGTCACTGGCTACTTCAGCACTTAATACATTTGGTAAAGAGTCCGAGTCTAGTTTTGTTACTGATGGTATTAATGAGCTTATCGGTACCCTTAGTGATAATTATGGTAATCAAGTAGGTGTAAACTTTATTACAGTTGACCAGGCTAAAGAAATGCATACCGCACAAAAGAAAAACTATGGCGGGCAAAAAGCATTTTTTAATAACGGCGCTGTATATTTTGTATCAAATAACATTACTCGTAAAGATGTATTTCATGAGTTTTCACATCCCTTTGTTAAAAGTTTAAGAGCAGATAACAAAAAGGTCTATGATAAACTTATTTCAGATATCATAGGTACAGAAGAGGGTAGTCTTATTTTACAAGAAACTCTTTTGGATAATCCTAGTTTGTCAGAAGACTCACCATATATTCAAGATGAGGTTATGGTAAGAGCTTTAACAGAAATGTATATGAGTTCTATTAAAGCTGAGCCTGTAACAAACGGCTTTATGAATGCTATCAAAAACATTTTCTATAGGCTCCGCAAGATGCTTAGAAAAATCTTTGGTAAAAACATCAAGCTGGACAAACTATCAGAGAGTACTTCACTTGAGGATGTGCTAAAAATGATCCTTGAGGATAAAATAGATTTAAATACAGAAGCAATAACTGAGCAAGATGTGTTTGACTATACATCAGAGCGTGATGCCGCAATTGATGACATAATAAAACTTGGTCCCGATGCGCTAAATAAACAAATATCTGCAACATACTTAGCTGCAGCTCAGACACTAGAAAGATTAGCGGCCTCGTATAATGCATCTGAGTTACTTAATGCTATTAAAGACAGATATAGTAAAAATGAGCTTGAGACAATTAGAAAAAATCTAGCTGAGTATACTTCAGAAATTGTAGATACAGCACTTACCGATGCTGAGATGATGAAAAAAGTCTCTATAAGAGCCCAGGTCTATGTATCCAATTTAAGAAGACTTAAAAATGTTATGGAGCGTATTGCAAAAGATGCAAGACAAAAGACAAAGCTTATAACAGATCCTAAAACTTCCGTAGATGCAATGTATGCCCTTACTAATTATAAAGAGCTTGCATCTTATTGGAATAACTATATCAAGTTTGTAATTAATCAGATAGATAATCCTGAGAATAATGAGTACATCGGAACAGACTCACCTTTATATTCTCTAGTTACTAGTATTAGATCTGAGATTGAAAAACTAAATGCCGAGATTAACAAGGTAAATAATGCTGCAATCGGACCTATTCTTTATGAGCAATTACAGCCTATGGGTCAAGCTATAGATGAGAAATACGAGAGAAATAAAAAGTATTTAGAAGATAAAATTGCAGCTGCAGAAGGTACTAAAAAAGACGGTCTACAAAAAGATTTAGCCAAGCTTCAAAAAAAGTATGAAGCAATAAGACTTACTCCTGAAAAGTTTAAAATGATTCTTTCAGGTGAACTAGGTGACGCCGGTCAAGTTAATAGTTTATTAGAGGGTTATTTACATAACCAAGATCCTGTTACAGCTTCTTTTGCAATGTTTACTAAAAATGCTTTGTCTGATGTAGACTTAAACTTTGCTAAAATTCAAAAGAGTTTTAATAAAGATATCGGGCCTAAGATGCGTGCTGCCGGATTAGATAATCCATTAGATCCTGCAGCTGTAGGTAGAGCAACAACTTTTTTAGATAAGAGTTATACTATTAATGAAGATGGTCGTGTAGAAGAGTTTAATGTACATACCTTTATATCTCCTATTAAGGATTACAGGTTATTTATAGCTAAAAAAGAAGAAGAGTTAGAAGACATGCGTACTGCTGCATACAAGTCTGGTAATAAAGATCAGATACATGCATGGCGAAAAGCAAAAGCTGACTATAGAAAATATAAGGTGAAGTACTTCTGGCAAGAATATGATCCTGCTGTATATGAACCCGAGTTTGAGATAGAATCAACTGAGGAGGGCCGCGAAGCACGTGAAGAATATAATGATAAATGGCAAGAAGTTAATGCTATTGATAAGACCTTTTATAGCGATCCAAATGAGTATCAGCAAGCTATTAATAGAAAAAAAGAATTGCAAAGAGAATTGTCTTTAATGCTTTCTACAAAATATGCTGATAATACACCAAAGGCCGAAAGAGATGCTAAAAAAGCGGAATTGCTACGTAATTATCTAAACTCTAAGCGTAAGTTTAGAAGTAGAGTTTTAAGAGCAGGGGCATTCCAAACAGCAATTACAGACTTTATGCAGAACCTTGTTAACTCAGGAGTTGATCAAAACTCTCCTGAATTTGAGTCTGCTGTTAAAGAATTTATAGGAGAAAATACTCAAGTAAAATTTACAGAAGAGTTTGATAAACAGGTAAAAGAAATTCTAGATGATATTGCTAAAATAAAAAGTAAATATCCTCAAGAGGCAAGAGACACATTTACTGAAGATCAACAGTATATAAGAGATATTCAGAAACAATATACAGATCCTGAAACTGGTGAATTACACGGTAAAGATGTTCCTCAAGATATTGTGGAAAAAGTTAGACAAGCACAACTTAATATAAACCAATCACGACTTAATAAAGCATTAAAAGTTTTAACTGAGGAGGAACAAAACTTTTATAATAGTTTTAATAGTAAAGCGGCATATAATAAAAGCAATCCAACTAAAAAGTTGAAATTTACTGAAGCTGAAATAGAAGAGTATAACAGAATCAAAGCTATACTTCAGCCGGTAACAATGACAAAGGCTGATAAAATTGCTATTAATGCTTTATATGCTAAACTTAGAAATCTTAAAGGTAAAGTTGTTACCGATCAATATCTTGAAATCTGGAATACATTACTTCAAGACTTGGATACTGATGAAATGTACTCATACCTTAACTCAAGAATTGTAACTAGAGATAATATAGAACTTGTTTTAGAGAATTTACAACTATTACAAGACCTTTCAAACCAGGGTAAAAAAGACGGTACTCCAGAAGAAATAATACAATATGAGTCATCACAAAAACTAAAAGCGTTTATACAAAATAATCACGTGCAAAATGTGAGATATGATGCTAACAGAAATAAAACTGTTATAAATGAACCATTAGATATTTGGAGAAATAATGTGCCAACAGATGAAACAGCATATATGCAAACTACATATGTTGATCTTAATGGCGTAGAACAAACTATTCCTAATAGAGCTCCTAGCAATGCATACTGGTCAAGTATCGTAGATCCAAAATATAAAACTCCATATGAGGTTGGTAGAACTGTAGATAACTCGGGTCGAGGATCTAGAGCTTGGTTGCCAAGAGCAAAAGAAGACAATGCTCCTGCGGATAGCCCTTTTATAAATGAAGAATACTACACTATAAAAGATACCCAACCTGCACTTTTTGATTTGTTGCAAGCTCTAAAGAAACAGCACTTACACATACAAGATAAAAAACCTAGAGGTTCTCGTATCTATCTTGATGCTCCTAGATTCCGTATTGAAGGTGGGCTTATTGGTGGTTCTGTAGAACAATATGCAGATCTTAAAAATGCACCTACCCGCTGGTGGCAAAATGTTAGAGATTTCTTTAAAACAGCAAAAGATGATGCTGATCAAGGATTAAATCCAATAGTACAAAAAGGTATTATGATGGGTGATATGTTTGATGATGATAATGATGGTATCCCTGTTCATGGTATATCGCAAATTGAACATGAAAATGTAAGTCTTGAGGTAACTAATACTATGTTAAGATATGGGTACTCTTTAGAGATGCAGAAAAAGTTACTAGAGATTAATCCTATAGCAAAAGCACTTAAAGATTCACTAAGAGATCCTAGAACCGGCAACTATAAAACTGTTGAGCCTATTCAGAAAATGAATAAGCGCTATGCTGTTGGTGCTAATGACTGGTTAGATGATAAGGTATCATCTAAGAGATCAAGAAAAGGTGCAAACCTAAGAGCTAAAAATATAGATAACTTCTATGAATGGGTATATCTTGGTAAAACTAGCACCGGATTTGGTAGCCAAAAGTGGATTGTTAATCTGACTAATAAATTATTTAAGAGGGCGTCTTTAGGTTTCTTTGGTTTAAACACAAGTAGTGCTTTAGTTAACTATTTTGATGCCATCATACAAAATAACATTGAAGCCGCTGCAGGTAAGCACATGAATATGTTAAGCTACCAAAAAGGTCTTGCTAGAGCAGGTATGGTTATGGGTAGTCTTAGTTGGTCTCTTTATCACGATGAAGGTGACAGACCATTAGATCTACAAGTATCAATGATGTTTGATCCAGGTCAAGGTATGTTTAAAAAACACTTGGGTAGAGATCTTACTAGAAATTTAGCACGTGATGCTGCTGAAATGACTTGGTTAACAAGTACCCGTCAGTGGTTAGATATACAAGCACAGATGTCTGTACTATGGGGCATGTTAAGCCATAAGAGAATTCCTCAAATGGTTGACGGTCAACAAGTTATGATAAACTATGCTGATGCTTGGGAAATAAAAGACGGCACACCAGTCTTAAAAGAGGGTATTGATCTTGAGTACGGCGCACCAATCAATTATACAATTGGCCCTAACGAGACACTAGATAGTATAGCATCTAAATTTAAGGTACCTGTCGATAGACTGCGTGAGTATAATAGGCTTAAAGATGATAACTTAGAAGACTTAGATAAAAAAATAAAAGAAAATTTTATCATATCTAAGGGTACTGAGTTTAAGAATTTCAGAAACAGAGTTCAGGCTGTAATTACAAATGTCAATGGTGCTTTTGCTACATTAGATCAACCTGAAGCAAACAGATATGTTATATATAGGTACATAAACTTCTTGCAGAAATACTTTACTAGAGGTATGATGAACAGGTTTGCTCACCGCGGTAGATTCTGGGATGCTTCTGAGAGATATGATGTTGGTATTGGAGATACAGATATGGGATATTATGTTAGAGCGCTTAATGCACTCAAGCGTAATATGCTTAATCTAAGAAACGGCGCCCTGTATTTAACAGATGAAGAAAAACAAGCTACTTATAAAATGCTTATAGAAGCAGCGCATATATTATTAAACAGTATCCTTATCAGATTACTATTTGGATTTGACATGGATGATGATGATAAATATGAAAAGCTTAGAGATAGAAGTGGTCCTCTTCCAGGTCTTATGGTAGATGAGGATAACCCGCCATTCCATTTTGATGGCTTTTTAGAAAACCATGCTCTGTTACTATTATTAAAGACAAGATCTAATGCTGAGTCATGGATTCCGTTACCAGGATTGGGTCTTGATGACTACTCTCAAAAGCTTGCAGTCACCTCAGCGGTTTATGGAACTACCTTTGAAGCATATGTTAAAATATTAACTTCTATAATTCCTACACTGTCAGGTGACCCGTCTGCTTATTATAAAAGAGATATTGGTCCATATAGCTTTCAAAAAGAAGGCGGCGCTAAACTTGCAAACTACTTCTTTAAAACAATAGGTGTTACAGGTAATAACGTAGATCCTAACTTAGGTATCAGAAACTTTGTACAAATAGAGAAGAAAAAAGGCGGTAGCTCATCTATTTTAAATAGTTTATTAAGCAATATTCCCGGCACAGATGCATTTGGAACAAGCACATACAAATCAGAAACAGGTAAAAGTAAAAACTAATGAAAAATTACACATATGAAGAACTCAAAGCGGAGTTTACTAAACAAGGATATATTTGGCCTAGCTTTCACATCATTGGAGTAAGATCTAAAGCTAATGAAAAAAATAAGTTTGATGATAATATATATGTCATCAATGGTACAAAGTTAGAAGTATACACATGTACTACTAACCCGGGGACATACTGGTTAGTAAACCTTATGAACCCTAAAGGCACGGCTGTATTAAAACCAGGGCAGTATCAAGATTCATTTGGATTTGGATTACACCAGGGTAAATATGAAGCTCTAGTTCAAACTAAGCCTTTACCGGTATACAGAGATGCTGATAAAGATGATGTAGCTGAAGAACAAGGTACTGTAGATACAGGAATGTTTGGTATTCATATTCATAGAGCTAACCCCTCTTTCATGTCTAAACTTATAGATAAATGGTCTGCAGGATGCCAAGTATTAAATAATCCACTAGATTTTGCTAAACTTATGGTAGCATGCAAGAGCAGTGGATATAAGAAATTTACCTATACTCTACTAAGAGAGTTCTAATGAAAAAGTGGATATTATCCATATTAAGTGCTGATGGTGACCAAAGCT